GTTTCTGACGGGGGTGGCGGCGGTGTCCCAGGAATCGAGTTCGACGGTTCCGCTGGCCGGGATGGGCGTCTCGTCCATCGTCACGACCGCCCCGTTCGCGCTCGCCACGTCGCCGCCGGCGGGTTTGACCTCGTTGAAAAGCACGTAACGGGCCGTGCCGGTGGCGGGGCCAGCCTCGTTGCATGTCAATGTGTCGGCGTCATTGTCGGCAACCGTACAAAGCACGGCCGTCGTGGTCCGAATCTCCACATAGAGACCGATCAGGGCGTCGGGCGTCCAGCCCGGCGATACGGCGGGCGTGAGAACCTTTGTGCCTGTGTTCCACGCCGCCCCTGTGACGATCTGCCCCCAGGTCGAGGCCGACCAGTTCATCGCAATGCCGGTGATGGCATACTTATTGGCCATTAGAGTGCCTTGCCCTCCGGCGGCTTAAAACGCAATCGAGAGTCCTCAGCCAGTCTCGCCGCCGTAGCCGCCGCCACGATCTCGCGCCGCTTCTCGGCATCCACAACGCGAGGCGGGTCGGGGTGGTCAGCGGTGCGGACCGTGAAACAACCCAGGTACTCGTGATGAACCTCGATATTCCATTCGCCGTTTTCTGCCTCGACCTCGCCCCTGATCTCCGCCGGGGCGTAGTACGCCGCCAGCGCCGCCTTTTCCTTGGCGGCGTCCCATTCCTTGGGCAATTTCTTGGCGTCAACCCCCGCCATGACCGCGAGTTCATCGAGGGTCATGGACTCGGCCTTGGCCGCATCGGTTCCTGCGGCAAGGGCGGCCTTCAGAATGGTCTCGGTGTAGAGGCTCACGATTCCTCCTACTCATACGCAAAGTGCCACTTGACCACGGCCCGGCGCTTCCGGTTCGCCCCGATGTAGTCGCCGTCCGCCTGGACACCCGTGTGGCCCTCGGTCGCTGTCTGATCGACAAGGCACTCCGCGTCCCAGCGCTCGATTGTCGCCCCTGTTCCCTCATCGCCCGCCGAGATGTAGAAGTCGATGTCGTGCTCAAGGTCGGTCCACCACGACGCCTCGAACTTCCAGTGCAGCGTGTCCTCGAAGTCGCCATCCAGATCCCAGTGAACCCAGTCGTCGAAACCCGTCACTCCTTCGTCCGGCGTCCAGAGCACCGTCCACTTCAAGTTCTGGAGCGCCTTCTTGATCCAGTAGTAGAGCCAGATGCCGCGCACGTCGCCCACAGCAGCCAACCCCGGCGTGAAGGCCGGGTCGTCCTTGTTCGTGTGGTCGAACGGCAGGACAGCGACCTTGCGGTTGGCCGTCCAGGAATGATCGCCCTCGATGCGGATGTGGTTCGCGTCGAGCACCTCATAGATTGGAAACTGTCCCTCCCCGTAAATATGAATCTGGTCGGGCCTGACGTCCATGCCCGCCCGGAAGAAGCCGGCCCCACTGTCGTGGATGGTCGTCTTATCGCTCACCACGTCATAGCTGCCGGTCATGGTGTACCCACTCGACTGCACGCGCAGGAAGATCGTCGGCGGTCCGGCGCTGTACTTCATCCCGGCGGCGGTGGCGAAGGTCGAGAGCCCGAACATCGGCACATCCGTCGCGCCGGTGAAGTCGTCGGCGGTGTGGTTCACGTAGTGGGGGACAAGGCTTTGAATCAGACCTTGGAGAGCGGCGAAGAAGCCGCAATCCAAGGCCGTGTTCGCCGGGTCGATGCTGAAACGGCGGGCGAGGATGTCGTGCTGCCCGACCAGGACGATCTCCGTCCCGCCGCCTTCCGCCCGGTCGATTTCGTACGTGTCGATCACTTCATCCTCGTCGTCATAGGTCGTCAACTCATGCCCAGCCCATTCAGTCCAGGCGAGACGCCCGGCGAGAACCAGCACCGTCCGGTCCTCTTCCCAGGAGGCCGTGATCGAGGTTGCCGCCGGCACGTCAACCGGGAACGTCAGGGTAGCCGTGGCCTGTGAATACGGATGGCTGAGCCAGGGCGTTACCGACCACGGCACGCACTCATGCACCAGGAAGCCGTACTGGATGGCGCCCGTGGCCCCGTCGCCGGAGAGGCCCCCTGTCCCATCGTCCGTCACGGTGTACGTCGTCTCGCCGACCGTGACCTGAATCGTCACGGTCTCAGGATGAACACGGTCGTTTCCAGCGTGCGCCGGATCATGGGGGAAAGTGAAGGTGTACGTTTTGCCGCCATCGCCGACAGCAACTTCCTCGTCGGCGTGCGAAAGCACGGCGCCGCTCGTGACGGTCGCGGTTCCCATAAGCAGGAGTGGGTAGATGCCTGTGTAGTCCCACACGTCGTACTTGTGAAGCATGCCGGCGAACTCGGCGATCTCCTCATCCTCGTTCAGGTAAGTTGTGACCGGACACCGCTCGGCCGCCGCGGCGAAGAACGAGGCGGGATACTCCGCCAGGGTTTCGTTCTCGCCGGCGATGATCGTCGGATCGGTCCAGGGTGGCATTACATGAGCCTCGCCGGTCCTGCGTACCACACCTTGTGCGTGTCGTCCCAGTTCAACGTCTGGGCCTCGATGTCGCCGGGCGGCAGTTGGTCGGGCAGCGCCTGAATCTCCTGCGTCGGCCCGGCGATGGTCACGCCGTCCGGCCCCCGCGTGACGACCACGCCGTTCGCGCCGACCATGTTTTCCAGCGCCTTCAGGCGGCGGTCCAGCTCCTCCACCACCTTGGCGAGATCAACTTCGTCGTCGCGGTCCCACCACACTTCGCCCCGGCTCATGTCACGTATCCATTCAGGGCCGCGAAGTCGCCCGTTGCGATGATCCGCCGGCTCTCGACAGCATCGGCCGTCGGCTGCCAGATCAGTTGCGTCTGCTTGATGCCCGTGTCCGCCCCGGCCGTGTCGAACAGTTGGAACCGCACGGCCTTCTGTTCCTTCTTTTTCACCTTGAGCCAGTTGTCCCAGTTGGCCGCGTGGTAGGCCAAGTCGATGACTGCCTGGTACAACGTCGAGGCATGTTCAGACTGGCGGAAAGCGAAGCCGTTGAACCACAGCGTCTTGATGCCCGCCCCGCCGATGTTGGCACAGGCCGCCGCGTTCGACTTGCCGAACAGGGCGGCGCAGGTCGCAAGTCCCGCACTCGTCAGGACAACCCGGATGCGGTACGTCACCTTCGGCACCGGAATGATCGCGGAACCGGCGACCGCCTCGTAACGGTAGTGGTGTGTGACATCCCACCAGTCCGCGTCAATGACCGCGGCGTCGAGGTCATACCCCGTCTTCTCCCCGATCATCTGGCCGCCGCCTTCGAGCACCCCGGCGCCGGGCACCAGTTCGCGGCGATGCCAGAACGAGAGTTGACCCCACTGCGTCACGATCCGCGTCAGGCCCCCGCGCCAGTCGGGGTATGTTTGAGCGCTCAAGAGGTACGGGTCGCCGCCGATGGTGAACGTCTGGGCCACGCACGTCGCGTCGCCCGTGACCGTGATCGTCCGGGTCGTCGCGTCGACCGCCGTGATGGGGAATGACCCCGCCGCGATGGTGAGGGTCCGGCCGATGATAAACCCGTCGTAAACTCCCGCCGTCGCCACGAGTGCCGTCGAGGGACCGGAAACCGTACCCGTAACCGTTGCCGTGGCCTCATGGGTCCATGCCCGGTAGGCTGGGAGGTGTGCCGCGATCTCCGCCTGGGCCGTAGCGTCAGGGGCCAGGAAGATGCGCGTGCCAGACAGGCGCAACCCGCGCGACGCGAGCGAGGGGCCGAAGCGCTTGACTTCCGTCACCCCGGTCTCGGTGTCGAGCCGCTTCGGTTTCCGGTAGGTCGCGGAGACGACGGCCCCGGCCTTGGCGTCCGGCTTCAGGCCGGACTCGGTGCAGATCGCGCCCAGCGGCGCCGTCTCGCCGTACAGGGGCATGGCGGCCCCGCGGGCCGGGCAGAGAGTTTCCGCCTCCACCTGGCCGACGTGCCAGCCGAGCGTCCAGACCTCATCGTCCGGCGTCTCAAGGAAGGCCCGGGAGTCTGGTACGGGCAGAAGGGCCATCGACTATCCTTCCTGCATGGAGGCGGTTCCCTGCGTCTCAAAGAGGGCCCGGTCGGCGTCGATGGCGAGCCCCATCGCCTGCTGAAACCGGGCTTCCCACATGCCCGGCTGTTTCGTCAGCCGGGCCTCGGCATCGGCCAGGGCCGCGTACTCGTATACGCTATCCATGTGCATACCGCCGATGGGCCAGTGGTAAGAGTCGTCCACGGCCGCGAGGGCGCTGCCGTCAACCCGGTATCGGTATCGGACGAGCCGGTCCACGTCGGGTTTCGGCGAGACGATGATCGCCCAGCCCTGGACCACCTGGGTCGCCAGTTGCGCCTTCGGGATGATCGCGTACTTCGCCGGCGTGTCCTGCGTCTGCGAACTCTGCCACTCCTCGAAGATCGTCTGGGGCGACACTTCTTCCAGGTCCGCCATGTCGAGGGTTGAGGAGTACGGATACACCGGCCCTTCGAGGAGCCCGTTGAACCCCGCCGGCAGGTCGTACACGCCGTGGTGAGGCAGACTCACGGCACTGGCCAGAAAGTCCGCACCGCCTGTCGCCACGATCTGAAGCGGCGACGTGTACGAGTAGATGACGAGAGCGCCAACAACCGCCACGGTGATCGTCTGGCCCACCTGTGACGGAACGAAGATCGGCGTCGTCGCCGTGATCGTGGTCCGCGCCAACCCCGCGTTGTACACGCCAACAGCCGTGCCCGTCACGTTCGCCGCGAGCGTGAGTTCCGCCAGCGGTTCAAGGCAGCCCCAGACGTGAAGATGGCCGTCGCGCGGGTCAAACCCGTCGAGCACCCGCCGGCAACCGGCCGCAACGTGAGCAAGGGCGTTCCCCGGCGTGCCAACGCCGGAATACGCCTCGACCACATCGCACAACAGGCCGAAGCTGCGCAGGGGCATGGTGTTCTCCTTACCTCAAAGCCCGGCCCCTGCCCGGCAGGAGGAGGAGCCCGCCGGACAGGGAACCGTGCTGCGCACCCGCGCGCCGTTACGCCAAGCCGAAGAGCAAATACCAGATCACGTCGTTGCCGCCGGGGTCCGGGTCCGAGATCGTGACGTGACCATTCGTGACCGTCCCGTCGATCCACAACGAGTTCGGTCTGCCTGCGTCGGCCACGAATCCCGCGCAACCTCCGAGCCGCGTCATCCGTGTGGCGACCTCCACACTGGCCCCGCCAATGGCGGGTACGAGAGTGGCAAGGCCGAACTCGATGTTGAACCCCATCCCCGCGCCCGCAAACTGCAAGGCATCGTTCCAAGGCATGTGTCACCGTCCTTTCGTCGGTTGAGGCCCCAAACGCCAGGCCGGTGTCTTAGGTGTCTGCGATCATGGCGAACCCGACGCGGGTCGTGGTGTCGGCGGCAGGGAGACAGAAGCCGATCTCCCCGCTCACGAGCGGCGCGGTCGGAGCCAGGTTGCACCAGCACATGTCGCCGATGGCCACGGTGTTGACGGTGTACAGCAGGTGCGTGGTGATCAGGACGTTGGTCGCTTCGAGGAAGTCAACCGGCACAACGCCGCCGCACCAGAACCAGCCGTAGTAGTCCACCGTCATCACCGAGAGGGCGATGGCGGCAGGCCCCATCGTGGTCCCGAGCAGGGTCGCAACCTCGTTGGTCGCGTCGTAGGGCACGGCATCCGAGTGGAGAGCGACCATCTGGGCCGCCGCCAACAGGTTCGTCGCGTCCTGCATCTCCAACTTGAGGTAGATGAGGGTCGAATAGCCCGCGAGGGAACCTGCGGTCGCACCGGGATGGTAGACCTGGACCTTCGTGCCGATGGGGTACTTCGCCGCCACGACGTTGTGATGCGACGCGCCGATGAAAAGGTCCGGCGGCACGCCGAAGCGCGGGTCGGCATCACCCGGCCACTTGTCGTACAGAAACGCCTTGTAGACGCTCAGTGAACTGTCAGCCATGACTACTTCTCCTTACGTTCGTTGTCCGAGAACGACCGCCGAAGCGGTCGCCTCTCTTTCACTTGCCGGGCTGGTTAGGCGTCGGCGTGCATCGCGTACCCGATGACGGTTGACGTGTCTGCGGCCGGGGCCATCAGGCCGATCTCGCCGACCGTCGCTCCCGGCGTTGCGAGCGGCCCATGCCCGATGCTCCCGATAGCAAGCGTCCCATCGGTCCTGATGTTTCCGGTGAGCGTCGGCACAAACTCCTCGGGACAGACGCCGCCACACCAGAACCAACCGTAGTAGTCGGTCGTCATCGCGCCGAGGGCCACGGCGGCAGGCCCGAGCGAGTTGCCGAGGTCCGTGCCAAGATCGTTCGTCACGTCGGTCCCGTTGGCGTCGCTGTGAAGCGCGACAACCTCCTTCACGGCCAGGATGTTCGCCAGATCTTGGTACTCCAACTTGAGGTAGATGAAGACCGAGTACCCCGCCAAGCCGGCGACGACGCCGGTGTTGTAGACCTGGATCTTCTGGCCCAGGCGGTACACCGGGGCGATGACGTTGTGATGCGAGGCGCCGGCAAAGCCATCCGGCGGCACGCCCATCATCAGGTCGGGGCGACCGGGCCACATCTCGTGATTGAGGACGATGTAGTCGAGATCAACATTTTCGTCTGCCATGTGTCCTTCTCCTTACGTTTCCGCCCTTACGGCAGGCGACCCGGTTACGCCACGTTCGACAGGTAGATGTTCGCGTTCGGCTTCCGGCAGATGAGGTTCCCCGCGACGAGGATGCGGGCCAGCATCTTGTCCAGGCCGTTCGCCTGTTCGCCGAGCCACTTGAAGGGCGTCATCTTGAAGTTCCGCTCGGGCTTGATCCTGAACTCCCACGTCTCGGGGTTCAGGAGGAAGAACCACGTCGGATGACTTGACGTGGTGAGGTACGAGTCGCAGACCATCTCGATGTTGGTGTCCACCATGAAGGAAGCGAACCCGTACTTCAGGAGCCGCACGCCCTCGGTCGTGTAGATGTTCCGGGCCTCGGCCTGCGACACGAACTGGGCGTAAATCTGCTCGCTCGTGATGCAGTAGAGCCTCGTGTTGGGCTTCACATGCCGGCGGCAATGCGTCGCCGCGTGCCGCAGCATCGCCATCGTCGGGACCGTCGCCACGGCTTGGTCGACGTAAGTGTCCGCAAGCGACGCGCCCTGCCACCAGGTGTTGAGCGGCGTGGCGATGAGCCGGCCCAAACCGCCGTACGTGGTATCGTGCGTCAGGGCCGACCGCAGGCCCTGGAACGTCGCCTTGCCGGCGTCGGCCGCCGCCCCGTACAGGAGCGTGTTCAGGTGCTTCCGCATCCCGGTCTGGCCCGCCTCGACGATGGTGTCCACCACCTTGACCGGCGCGGTGGCGGCGTCGCCCTCACCTTCGATCTGGTCGTCCACGTCGTACGTGACGGGGAGCTGGGTTTTCTTCCAGTTCCACTGCACGTTCTGCGTGACCGTCTTCTCGCCGACGGTCAGGGGATCGTTGACCTCGTAGTCCTGGGCGACGCTTTCGAGGTCGTCCATGATCACGGTAAGCTTCAGGGCCGTGCCCGAGACCGTCAGGTTCTGGTGTTCCTTCAGCATCGCCAAAAGCGGAAGGGCCAGCAGCACTTCGTTCTCGACCGTGCGGTCCCAGAGTTCCCGTGCACAATGAGCCAGGTTGACTGACATGGTTCGTATCTCCTCGGACCCGGCCTATGCAGAACCGGGCATGGTTCATTTGAGCTTGCCTTCCTTCTCCATCATCGCCAGCACTTCCCGGCGCGACCCGCGCTTCGGAGCCGCCGCCGGCCCGGCGCCGCCAACCCCGTCGTCGCCCACCTTGGGCTTCGGCTTGGGTTTGCCCGCCTGCTCCGCCGCCGCCTCCGCGTAGCACCGCTCCAGGAGCAGGTGTTCCGCGAACTCGTCGGCCTCGTGCTCGGCCGTGTAACCCTGCTCGACGAGGATTTCGCGCGCCCGCTTGATCGCCTCGTTGCGGACGGCCACGCCATGCTTGCCGTCGAGCTCGAGGAGCTTGGCCGTCAGGCGGCTCTTCCGGCCCTCGTAGGAGGTTTTTTCTTCCTCGCGCGTCTCGGTCTCAGCCTGCATCGCCTCGATGCGTTTGTCTTGTGCCGCCAACTGTTCCCGGAGTTCCTTCACTTCTGCCGCGCTATGCGGCCGGCTGAGGACTCGCCGGAGCGCTTTCGAGAGCAACTTCGTCGCCGAGAGCAACTGAGCCGGGTCCGCGTCCTCACCGAGACCATCCACTTGGCCAAGCATGTCTTCGAGACCTTCGTCCTTCTCGACCGGCTTCGGCGGCGTGGCCATTTCCTCAAGGCGCGCCACAAGGGCTTCGTTCGTCCGCTGCATGGCCTCCATCTGGCCCATGAACGCCCGGCGCTCGTTGGCGTGTTCCTGGTCCCTCTTTTGCCGCTCCTTGTCCCATGCCGGGGGTTCCGCAGGCGTTTCCGGCTTCTTGTCCGGCTTGGCCTCCGGTTTCTCCTCCGGCTTCTTCGCCGGTTCGCCGCCCTTGTCGGCATCCGGCTTCTCCCCGGACTTCGGGGGGTAGAGCGTGTCCATCGTCACGCCCTGGGGCTCGCCTTCCGGCTTCGCCGGGGCATCCGTCTTCGCGTCCTCGACTTTCGGTTCCGGCATGTTCGCACCCTATGGCCCTGCGGCTCGTGTCCGCGCGGGCATGGTTTCAAGCGCCGGTTGGCCGTTTGCCCCGTGGGCCTTTGGCCGCCGGCGCCTCACGATCAGTAGTCCCGGTTCATCAGCGGCGACTTGGAGCGCTTGGGCAGTTTCTTGCCGCCAGCCTCTTTCAAGTGCGACCGCAGTTCCGCCGTGGTGATGCCCTTCATCCCGCCCCACTTGCTGCCTGCCCGGCGCCGGGCGAGTGTCGCCCCGAACTTGCCGCGCTGGGCCTCGCTCGTGATGGGCGTATGTTTCCGCCCCGACTTCGCACAACATGCACCTGGCATCCGTCGCTCCTCGCGCAGCGAAAAAGGGCACGACCACCTTCCGGAAGGTCGTGCCCTTTGAGTTTTCGTCCGCCGTTAGCTAGACGGCGTTCGCTGCGTCTTCAGGTTTTCGTGTTACTTCCCGGTCTCCATTTTCAGCAAGATGTTCCGCCGCCGGTGTTTGACAACGAGGTTAAGCGGTCCTTCGGAGACAATGTCATACCCCTCCTTGTGCCAAGGAATCCGTTTGCGCTTAGGGGCCGTTTTGCGTCTCACCTTCCGCATTAGCGTCACTCACCCTCTCTCTCGCCTCTCGGCCACCTGGAGCGCCCGCCGCGCCATCTTCGCCGGGTCGCTGTCCGGCCCCGCGTACCGCTCGGCCTTGACCGCGGCGTCCTGCAACTCGCACACCGGCAAGTCAGACAGGCACTTCCGCTCCGCCGGCGGCCTGCGCTCGCGGTGCATGCCCGTCACGATACCGAAGGTGCGCCGACCGGCGCGGCTTCCTCTGCCGGCTGCGCTTCGGCCGCCTGTTCCTCGATGGCCATTTGCGTCTCGCGCCATTTCTCGAACTCCGCCCACTGTTGCACCCGTGCCAAGACCGCCTTCCGGTCCTTGATGACGTCGCTGAAACTCTCAAGCAGTTCCGGCAGAAGCGCCGGGCCGACGACGGGCTGCAGGGCCAGCATCTTTTCCTGCTGGCGTTCCTGGTCAAACGGCAGCGCCGTCCCGATCCCGATCTCGACATCGAACCGGGCATCCGTCGCCCCCTGCGCCACGGCGACCGATGCCTGCCGTTGTCCCTCGCCCAGGATGCGAACCATGTCGCCAGGGGCAAGGTATTTCTGGTCCATCTCGGCCACAAGCGCCATGACCTCCCGGACCCAGAAGTCCAGGAGCTTCGCCGCCATACTCGTGCGGACGCGGCTCGACCGGCTCAGTTCCGCGATCTCCGTCGCGGTCGGGTTGCCCGTCGCCTGCCGCCCGCGCGCCACGGGCTGCATCCCCACCTGGTCCTGAAGTTCCCGCGCGAAGCGGTCCCACGCCTCCATCACGCCCTGACTCATCGGGGGCGGCGGCTCGCGGATGATCCGGTCCTTGGCGTTCTTCGCCAGCTTCCAGATAGCCCCGGCCACGGCCTCGATCTTGTGCGCGATCTTCTTGTTCTCCGGGTCCGCCGCTATCGCCCCGTCCTCAACCTTGACGATGGGGTCGCCGAAGAACTTGACGTAGTTGCACAGGTGGGCCGCCGAGACGTTCACCCAGTCCTGGAGCCCCCGCGCCATCTCGACGCCGTTCATGCCCTGCCACATATGCGGCAGGAGTTGACTCACTCCCACCACGAACGGCCAGCGCGTCAGGTCGTATCGCTGCTCCTCCGGCGCCGGGTTCAGGATGGTCTTGCCGATGCGGAGCACCCGGCGCCCGTAAGGAAACACCGGCTCGTCGTCCCACTGGCGGACGATGCGGGCCGGCCACGCGCCGGGTGCAACCAGTTCACCAAGCGCCTGGCCGGCGAACATCGCCGGGTCGCCCACGCGAAAGGCCGCCCCGTCGGCGATGATCTGCCCCTTCGCAAGCAGTTCCTCCGGCGGCACTTCCTGCCGTTCCTCGCCGGCCTTCTCCAGCCGGTCTCGGAAGTACATCTCCGTGACCGTGACGTGGCTGGGCAGATCGTCGTCGCCGGCCTTGCCGCCGACCTTCTTCGATGCCGCCCAGTCATAGCCCCGGACCTTCCGCAAGAGGTTCGCCAACCGCCCCTCGACGCTCGGCCGGCCCGAGGGCGTCCAGTCCGACTCGTGCTCGGGCAGGCTGATCGCCTCGCTCATCCCGTGCTCGTACCCGCCCGAAGGCCCAACCCCGCCCTCGCCTTCCTCCTTTGCCGCCAGAAGGATCATGCCCTCGTGTTCCGGCCACCGGGCAAGCGCCCTGGCCAGGGGCATCCGGCGCGAGGAGTAGACGAACTCCGCGTCGGCCAGTTTCTCGCAATCAGGGTCGGCCCCGAAACATTCCGGTCGCAAGAGAACGACGCGCGGCCTGCCCCGCCAGCGCTTCGTCCGGTCGTCCCATTCGCCCTTTGGCTCCCAACTCACCCGCGCCACGTAGATGCCGTAGGTCGCGGCGTCAAGAGCGGTCGCCAAGCACTGGCCCTCCATGTCCAGGTCGTGGGTGAACTGCCATCGCAAGAGGCCCTTCCAGAACTCCATGAACCCATCGTCTTCAGGCGACTGGGGCGAGACGTTCACGAGCGGCTGACGGGCCGACAGGAGGGCCATCTGCTGGCACACGGCCGGGTAGATGTAGTTCACCTGGATGCGTTCCCAGCCCTTGCGATGCCGCGTACCCGCCAGCTGGTTTCCGAAGCAATAGTCGAGGCCGTCTTGCCAGAGGTCTTTCCACTCGGTGTTCGCGGCCTGACCCGCGTAGAGCATCTCGTCAATCTGGGCGTTCAGGTCAGAGAGGTCCGACTCGGAGCCGGTGTAGGGGTCAGCCATGCGCCGGGGCCTCCGCATCCTCGTATATACTTCTCACGTCATGCTCACCTTTGGTCAACGGGCACTTCTCGTAGTGCTCGCGCAATCGGTTGATCTCCGACAACAGAACGGTGACGCGCTTCCACAATTCCCCGTGTTCATCCCCTGAGTATTGAGTTGCCAAGAAGGCGAGAGTGTTACCCGTGATCGCCGACTCGGGCAAGTCCTTGATGGTTGGGGGTGACTGGTTCATTCCGTCTTCTCCTGGTCGATGCACGGCGGCTTGCGACGCAGGAGAGCGCCCAAGCCCTTCTCGTTCACTTCCTCAGTTTGCTGAGATTCTCCATCAACGCTTCGGATCATCGGGCGCAACATCTTTGCCGCGAGAAAGCCGATGAAGACTCCCAACGGGACGGCGAGTAGGCCACAGAGCAAGCCAACAATAAAAGCCCCAAGTAATTCAGCATTGTGCGGTTCCATCATCCGGTCCTCCAGTCCTCATCCGGTTCGTCGTCGCCCTCGAGGTCGTAGTACAGCCCTCTATCTCCTGACATCGGCTGCAACACCTTTTGTCCTAACGGGAATTGTCGCGGGCAATTCAGGTGAAGTTGCCCCGCACCGAAGCACGCGAACAGCAGATCGTCGTGGGCGCCCACCTGGTGCTGCCTCTTCGCCCCGCGCCAGACAAAGGTTTTCTCCTCGGCCACGATCCGCCGGTCGTACACCTCGGCCTTCCCGCTCCAGTCGTTGCCGGCGTCCGGGCGGCACAGGGCGATCCACGAGTCGATCATCAGGTCGCGGTTGGCCACCGTCGTCTTCCATCCCCACAGCGGCGCATCGTCGCCCGCGCTCAAACTCTCCGCCAGCCGCTGCCGCTGATACAGGTGCAGGTAGTTCTTTCGGACGAACGGCAGGACAGCCGCCACGCCTGAAGCGTTCGCCTCCGGCGAGGCCCAGGCGTTGTTGTACCACCGGCCAGCCGCCATCAACTGCTCGCCAAAAAGGTCCGGATCCATCCGCGTCTGTATCGACGCGACGATCTCCATAGTCCGCCGGTCCAACACCACACCCCCGTTGAAGTCCGGCTGACTGCGCGGGTCGCTGGCGTCGCTCAAACTCCCCTCCATCACGTCGCCGAACACGATGTAGTCGTGCGAGTCCACAGGCTCACGCCACACCCACCAGGCCCGCGGCGAGTCCATCGGCACGCCGATGAGCTTGCCGCCGTCCAAGGCCACGCACCGCCGCGGCTCACACGAGAGTTTGTCATGCCGCCGGATGATGCTCGCTGGTATCGCCGGTCGCCCGCTCGTCACAAAAGCCTCCGACGGTTCGGCGGGGTACTCCTGGCAGAACCTGTCCTCGTCGCCGCCGAAGTCCTGGGCGATCTTGTGCCGCCGCCAGTTCAGTTGCTCGGGTCTCGCGCCAAGCAGGATCAAGTCGCGCTCCCGTTCGGTGGGCGTGCCGAGGTCTTCGCCGGCCCGGAGGACAAGGGAATACTCAGGGGCCGTCAGCCACGAGATGAAAACAGGCAGGTAGCCGGTAGGGTCCATGCGCTTGTGCTTGTCCTCGATGGCCGCCTGCCAACGGTCGTAGAACTCGCCCGCCGCGCCGTTGGCCGTGGACTCGATGACGATGAGCGTACCCGGCGCATCTGGCACGCCCTGCACGAGCCCGCGCATCATCGACGCCGCCCCCTCGCAGAACGCGAGCTCCGAGACATGCAGATAGTCGATCCGGCGGCTTCTGCCGACTTTGGCCTCGCCCTCTGTCCTACCGGCGCCGGCAGTGTGCATCTCGAACCGCGAGGAGTGCGGCGGCGACCAGATGATCTCCGTCGGGTTCGAGCGGGCCTTGGGCAGCCGCTCCCCGCCCGGCAAGTGCCGATCAAACGAGTGCGACATCTCCAAGAGGTACGCCGCCGACTCCTCGCTGTGGCTGACGCAGTACCCTTGCTTGTTCGCCGCGAGGTGGCACATGGCGAAGATCGTGCCCTGGGTCCATGTGCTCACACCCCGGCGCCGGGCCTTGAGCACGATCAAGCGGCCGGGCAGCCCTGCTGACTGTTGCAGGCCCAGGGCGTAGTCGAGCTTGCGCTGCTCGTCGTGCGGCATGTAGGGGATGAGGGCGCCCGTTTGCTTGTCAAGGATCTGAAGCCGGGTCGCCATCCATTCAGCCAGGTCCACGACTAGCCCTCCGGCAAGCCGAACATCCGGGCGTTCTTCGCCTCGAATTTCTGTAGATACGCCTCTACTTCGGCTCTGGCTTCCCTCGCTGTTGCCCCATTCCCCCAGAAGGCGAGCCGTATGGTGGCCGCAACCCTGTAGGAACGATCACCAGTGTCTGGGTCCACAAAGGCACGCGCCCGATGCCAGTTCCATCGGCCCTTCAATTTCCCCTCACTCATGCTCCTCCTCCTTTGTCTCGCCCCCTGCCAGTTGCGGCACGGGTTGCGGCCTGAGCACGGGCAGCCCAGGCACGAGCGGCTGATCGGCCACGCGCCTCATCGACTCGGCGAGGACCACGCCGACATCGACGTGAAGATCGACGTGCACCGGCGCGCCTGAAGGTGCGGCCGTCTGGAGCTCGCGGTACTTGCTCGGGCGGTGGGCACGCAAGAGGAACATCATCAGGACGTCAGAGAACTCGCGGATGTGGCCCACCTTGACGCCCTGGTACATGATGGGCCTCGTTGTGCCCCTGTAGGCTCGACGGCGGGCCTCAGTCTCGAGCGTGTCCACACTGTGGGCAACGGCACAGTCCCATGCCTTGGCCAGGGCCTCGTTTTTCTCGCGGACCTCGTAGGCGTACTGCCGGTTCACTCTGGCTATCGCGGCCGCACGGCTGACGTTTGGATCTTCCGCCATCGCCTCAAGAAAGGCCGGCCCCCAGTCCGGCAGGCCCGGTCCCCACTTCCCGCGCGAAACTGTCGGAGTGTCGGTCTCCATACCCTTTTCATCGGCAACAACCCTCCTCTTCCAACGCGCCGGAAAATCGTTTTCAGCCGCCGCCTTTCTTTTCTTCTTCTTTTACATCCTGTAGTCCTCTTACAAACAGAGACGTGCGCGCTGCCCCAAAACAGAAGAAGGGCCGGACCCACGTTTGAGCAGGTCCAGCCCTTGAACCGCCTCTCAGGCTTGCTCAGGAGACGCGCGGACGGTCAGGCCTGAGGCTCTCCGCCATGCTCTTGAAGGTCCGCCCTAACCGCCTTGAGGTACTCCCCCAACTCGCGCATGCCCTTGACATCACCATTAACCGCCCTACTCACCCGGGCGCAAACAACATCCATCGACTCGTCCGCTGCCTGACGATCCGTACAGATGTGCTCGCCCTCTGGCAACATCAGATCATGTAACACGGCCAAGTGTGCATACATCCAGGCCAGCGAAGGTTTCTGGGGCCAATAGGCCGGGTCTTCCTCTGGACGACATGCTGGCATCACCATTCGCTCAACTTCCTTTCTTGCCTCTCCCGCCGCCCTTGGCGAGGAGCTTGATCCCCACGCGCTCGCACACCAGGCGCACGCCCCTGGCGGTCACCGGCGGATCGCGCGGCCACTTGCCGTTTTCCAGTGCCGCCACATCCCGCGCCGAGAGACCCATCGCAGCATGATCTCTCAGCCAGCCCAGCCGCTCGTCCGTCCACCACTTGTAGCCTGCCATGTTCATCTCCTCGGGGTAGGGCGGGTCCGCTCAGGCGATCTCCAGCGGGAATGTGATCCCAGCTGTCTCCGCTGCGGACTGGACAGCGATGGCGAGTTGCCGGTCAAACGGTTCGCCGCGATTTGGCCCGAAAAACCAGAACTGCGGTCGCCCCGGCGTCGGCTCGCAGCACACAAAGCCGCATTCCCTGCCGCCGATCTTGCGGGCGATCCGATCCAGCCGCTTCTCTTTCGTGGCCGATACCCGGCCCCATCCGCAACCCCACATATATTCGCTAGCCATGTTCGATCCCCTTCCTGTGCCGCTTCGCCAGCGGCCGGCTTACGCTTTCGCCTTATGCGGTGGGGCACTGGCTGGCTTTCGGCTGCGTGCAGTCGCGGTGCACCGTGCTGCATTTGCTTACACACCAGCCAGGGCCGCGCCGTATAAGCGCGGGCATGGTTTATGCGGTATCGGCCACGGGCGACATCCGCCGCATGGCCAGCAAAAACACGGCGTCTCCAAGAATCTTGCCGTCCGGCCAGTATACAAGAGTCTTGCCCTTGACCAAACCCGTTTGGCCGAACGAATACCCGCGTTCAACGCACTCCGAGCAGAGCACGTACCGCCCATGTCGCATACCCCATCGCCGGTTGCAGAGTATGCCACACGCAAGGCACAATCTGCTTGTGTGCTGGCGCTGGTCCTCTTCCGTCCGCCACATGGTAGCCACGTCGATCCCCTTTCAGGCTTTCGCCAGTTCCCCGCTCTCGATTGCCGAGAGCATGATCCGCCGCGCGGTTCAGCTACGCAGCCCGCCCGTGGTCGTCATGTTCGATCCCCTGTTCTGGTGCTCCCCAGGTCCACATGCCCAGGCCGCCGGGTCCGAAGGCCCGGCAGCGCGGGCACTAGGCCGTGGCGCTCATGTTACGCGCGGCGGTGTCGTCAAGCGTATCCAAGGCAACCGAAACACGCTCATCGGCGGCGCGGGCGGCAAGAAAGGCATAGGCTTCGATGTGGGCGGCGCGGGCGATCTCGTCGTCGCTGCGACGCAGACTGCGTGCGAGGCGGTGAGACTTCCCGGCGCGGGCATATTCAGCCCATGCGGTCTCTGCGACGATCCTCGCAGCAGCGACAGCCGCGATACCGGCATCTGGTGTGGCCATGACTTAATCCCCTTGCGGCTGCCGCAACCGCTGCGCCCGCGTGTCGCAGGCTAGGCGCTCTCTTAAGAGAGAGCGCGAAGTCAGGACACGCTCAGGCTTCATCGGCATCTAACCCAGTCTCCAGTTGCGGCGATCTTCGACTGCCACCCCAGCGCCCGGCTGAACGTCGCGTGCTGAGGTCGGGGTTGAGATCGTCCTCGTCCTCTGCCGCCATCCTCGACGGATTGCCATAGCCCGCCACATGGTGTGCCGTGGCCCGCGCTTGCGGCTGTCTCAGGGCGGCAAGGTCGCGCTCTGTCTCGGCCGCCAAGCGCTCGTAACGCTCGGCCGTCACTGTCTGACCCGCCGCGCTTGCCAACTCCATGCGCTTGATTTGCTCCGCCAATCTGCTACGCAGCCCGCTTGTGGTCGTCATTGCAATCCCCTTTCTCTTTGCGCCCTGCCCGCCGGGCGCCCGCGTGACATCTGCGTATCTCCATTACCCATATTATACCTTATATCAGGCTGGTGTCAAGCGCGCAAAGGGCAGGGCAGAAAGATATTATTCTGGGGTTACGTTTGTATACTCAGGCGTCAACCACTTAAGACGTGCGCGGTGCACAGCGTTCCGGGTTCACCACCACCACGACCGCGGCCCCGCATCCCACCACCGCTCGATCCAGGTATCAACAAGTCGCCCGGCGCGCAAATATCCCAAGTAGCGCAGCCCCGCACCGACCATCAATCCCGTCCACAGCACCCACTTCTCCCCGGTCCACATCGAAAGCCCTCCTTAAAGCGTCATGTGTAATCCGTGCCTCGTCAGGAACGCGAGCAACCTCGCCCCGTCCTCTGTGAGCACGCGACCTTTCGCAAAACACTTCGGGCAGTAGTACACCGGCCCGCCGTCGCTGGCGTAAACACTGCACCCCACCGCCTCCCGAACAGCAGCACCCTGCGGCACTTGGTCGCGCGAGACCAAGCCAACGCCACAGCAAAGAGGGCACGGCTCGTCCAGGACGATCTCCACCTGGTAGGGTCCGCAGATTAGTTTCCCCGCTTCCCATGTCCCTTCACCACACATGGCAACCTCCTCCCAAAGCGACTGATCCATGTACGCATCCCCCCGAAGCAACCGCGCCTCGTTTTCAGTCATTGCTCGATCACTCCCTTCCACTCCCCACACCAGCCGTCCGGCACCAGCGGCGGCCAGCGCGAAATGGCCAGAATCTGCACCGCCTGTTGACCTGCTTGCTGGATCACGCCGCGCGCCGGCCCTCCAGGCAGCAACGTTACGCTCGGCGGCCAGCGCCTGCACTCGCCGCCCACCACGTACCGGCAGTTCTCACAGCTCTCGTTTTCCATCGCGCCACTCCTTCGCCCTCAGTTTCTCCAAGCCCCGCCGCACATACCGGCCTACCGTCACGCCCGACACGCCCATCAACTCGCCTGCGCCGTGCTGGGTCATACCCCGCAACAGTACTACATTCACCGCCAACCGCTCGTTCGGCGCCAACCGCTTGAGCGCCCGTCGCGCCTCCGTCCCTGCGCACAGATCTTCCAACGCCGGGTGTTTTGCATCCTCCACGTCCGAGACCTCGCCCTCGGCCGGCCCGAAGCGCACCGGCGCCTGCCTTCGCCCCCGCCTGCCCTTGGGATGATCCGCCCCGTGCGCCTCAGCCCGCGTCGTCGGGCCCACCTTCCGCACCCAGTCGAGAGCCGCCCACCTCAGCCGCCTGGCCAGGTGCGCCCGCAGAGAAGAGGCGCCGGGTTCCCAGCGCTCGATGACCTCCATCGCCGCGACCACCAGCGCCCCCCACAAGTCCTCTCGGTCCGCATGGGGCGGTACGCGCAGCCGTTTGATCGTCGCCCCGAGCAGGTCGAGGTTGTCGAGAAGCATCCGGTCGCGTTGGCGCGTGTCAAGTATCGGCATGGGTGAGAACCCGATCACGGCAACAACTCTTCGAGCGCCCCCTCCTCCTCCCGCCGAAGGATACCCTCCAGCGCCGTGAGGCGCAGTTCCAGTTTCCCGATGCGCTCATTCTGCACGCTGAGAATGTTCACAACGGCCGCCGCCGGTCTCTCAGAGGCTTCCTTCTCCTTCACCACGTCACACCTCCGTTATAGTCACCCCGTACCTGTCCAAGATGGCCCGCTTCTTCATGCGGTAGAGTTTCGTCTGCGTTGCCTTCCCGCCTTTCACGTCCACGAAGCGCGGCTGGTTCTCACCCTTCCACCATTCCTCAAAGTCCAGTTCGTACCAGCCGCCCTCCAAGTGCCAGAGCGAATGTGCGTGCCAGAAAGCGAGTTCACCCGCCCGTTGGGAAAGCGCAAGGTTCTCGGCGTAGCGCGCTTCCTTGGTTGACGGCCACCACCGGCCCAGCGCGAACGTCCGCACCGCCCCGTACTTGTTCCTGCGCTTGGCCGGCGGCGGTCCCTGTCTTGGCTGGCCGAGTTGCGCCTGGACCCTGGCGAACAGGTCCGGCGGCAGGGCGGCCCGGAGTTGGTCGGTCGTGAAGTTCATCCCTCCTCGCTCTCCTTTCGCACCTGTCGCAGCAGCCGGTTCACTTAGAATTCCTTGTGTAAGAAACATCGATCGTCATCACCCCAACGGAACCTGGGCAGATACGTAACGTCTCGGCCATGCGGGGCGCCGAAAGGCCATACGCTGTTGCGGCACCGGCGCCGCCTCCGCGTCGTACCCGTACATCTGCAAGCGGGCCGGTAGTGTTCCATCGTACTCAAAACCCATGCCCTCCACCGGCGGTAGTCATCAACCGGAATGCCTATGACCTCAGCCCACACGTTGTCTGGTGTTTGAATGAGGCGGTCCCAGTCCGCAAGAGTTAAAATAACAGTACAAACTTGGCCAACATTCGGGCCGTCAAGCGGAGGTGGGGCACACGCCTGAATGCCCGTTCCTCCGAACAATATATTTGCTATTCCTTCCCGATCCAGCGGGGACAACTCGGCCATATTCCAAATAACGATATCCATCGCGGTCATGCTTTCTCGCCCTCCTCTCGCACTTCGCGCAGCAATGCGTTCACGTCGATGGGCCTACCGAACTTCTTGGAGATTCGCAGAATCTCATCGTGGAGCGCCCGCTGCTCCGGCGTCATGCGCCGCACGGCCTCCTTGGCGAGTTGGGCTAGGCGCTTGCGACTCATGGAGTTGACTCCAGGGGCCGCACGAACAGCGGCGCGGCGTCGAGTATCCGCTTGTGGGCGATCTTGAAGTAGCCGGGGTCAATCTCGATGCCGATGAACCTGCGTCCCAACTGGACGGCGGCAACGCCCGTCGTGCCGGAGCCCATGCAAAAGTCGAGTGTTGTCCCATCCTCTGGTACACTGGCTTCCACGAGTTCGCGCATGAGCCACAAGGGCTTTTGGGTTGGGTGTTGTGGTTTCGATTCTGACGGTCCGCGCCAGATAGGTGATTGGCAATGCCGTCCGAAGTAGACCCCATCATGTCGAGCAAAGACGCACGCCTCGAGCGCCGACAGCCAAAGATGTTCTCCATTCATGGGGCTGGGGTTGCTCTTGTGCCAGATGCAAAGTCGGGTTGTCATGCCCAGAGCAACAAACCGCTGCCGGAGTTCGCTGACCTGTTCCGTTCCACACCACAGGTAGACAGAACGGCCCAGCCGGGCCGATTGTTCGACGGCAAAGGCAAGCGCAAAGGTTTCCGTATCGGCCATGCCTTTATCGAGATTTCGGAGGCCCGATGAGGGTCGGTTCACTTCGCCATAAGGAATATCCGCCACCACGGCGTCCACGCTCCCCGCCGGCAACTCCTTCATCACCTCCAGGCAGTCGCCGCACGCGATAAGCGCCCGGCCGTCCTTGAAGATGTCTACCCACTCAGTCACCGCTTCCCCTCCTCCATCGCCGCGCACAGGACCAGGGCCAGCGCATCGGCGGGTTCTTTATCAGCCATCCACACCTCTTTGTACCTGCCCGTTCGGATCGAGGCCACAACCTTGGCCTGGGATTGTTTCCGCTCAAGGTTCCATCTCCATCCGCACCGCCTGATCTCCGCCAACATCTCGCCGATGGTGGGGGCGGAAATCGTGTAACCCGCCGGTCCACGCGCACCTTGCATCAAGTTGCCCATCTGCGAGTAGAACCACAGGGCATCTTCGTGCGGCCACAGCACCGCCAGCCGCTTGCACGTCTCGAAACTCGGAATGTCGGGGTTCATCGGTTCTCCTTTGCCTTCTGGTACTCGGCCAGGGCGGCGTCGTGGGCCGCGCGCACGTCGCGCAGGTCCAGCGCGCATGCCCGCAACCAGTCCCCGAACGCGGAATCGCCCGACAGGTTCCCATCGGTTTTGTCCAGGATGCTACAGAGACTCGCCAAGGTTGCGTCGGATACCCTTGGGCACTTCATCGGCTCAGGCATGTTTCGCCCTCCTTCAAGTTGTCCATCCTTCATTCAGGGCCTTGCGCACCCAGCCTCCTGGTCTCCGGGCTTTGTGGTCTACAGCCATTTGCAGGACGGCACGGATCCGGCTCGCGTCGTACTTCTTGGTCATGTCGAGGGCTAAGACGTTGCTGTACCCCAGGGCAGCCTGTAAAAGACAGGCGGCACTGGCCCTGGTGGCTTCTCCAAACCGTGGGTCGCGTAGGGCGTCCATAATGCGCTCGATGCAAGGAGCAACAACAGGCACAACAGCCTCCCCTGAGCCGCGTGCGCCGCCAACAGCAACATCCTTTGCTTCTGCTTCTCCTTCTTCTTGTGCTTGTCTGTCTGCTTCTGCTTGTTCTTGTTCTTGTTCTTGTTCTTCTGCGTGTGTTACTTCGGCTAACTGACTTTTACCGCGTTTAACAAGTTTAACAGGGTTTAACAATCGCCGTTTTCTCATGTAATCTCGCATGTATTCGCGCTTTTCGTCCTCATCTTTCATGTTCCGGTAGGCCGCGAAGTTCACGATCTGCCAACCCCAGTCCCGGTTCTTGTCCAGGCGGACGATCCGACGCCCGCCCTGATTCTTCGACCGCGAGCGCTTGTCCGGTTGCTCGAGCTTCTTCAGGGCCGCCACGACGACCTCCAAGGGACCGTTCGTTCTGCGGGCAATGGCCTCTGCCGTCATGTCCACGAGGCCGGTGGGGTCGGCCAGGACCAAGAGGTCCATGAAGACGTGCCGTGTCGCGTAGTCCTCAGCCAAGGAGGAGTCGAATATCTGGCTGTAGACTTTAGCGTACACCGTTCGCCTCCTCCCCGAACAGCCCCCGCTCGCCTGCCCGGTCGCGGGCCGTCGCCTGGGTGAACAGCGGCGCGGCGTCGAGTATCCGCTTGTGGGCGATGGCGAAGTAGTGCGGGTCGATCTCGATGCCGATGAACCGGCGGCCCAACTGGACGGCGGCAAGGCCCGTCGTGCCGCTGCCCATGAAGGGGTCGCAGACAAGATGGTCGGCTTGCGTGTGCAGGTGAATGAAGTGTGCCGCCAGTTCAACAGGCTTCAGTGTCGGATGTTCGTTTGCAGACGGGATGATCTTGCGGATTCCGTACTGGCCCGGTCGGATGATGTTCTCGACGCGGTCGGTTTCATCGAACCATCGGCACGCCGCACCGCGCTTCTGCGCGACAAGCACCGTTTCATAGGAGCGCCGGTAGTGCCAGCCCATGCCCATCGGCCCCTTGTCCCATACCACCATTTGCTTGAACTCAAGAACTTCGTCGAGCCAGAGAGACCATCGGGCGAACTGCGGGTCGGGGCCGCCGCCGCCGCAGCAGCAGCAGCAGCAGCAGCCGGGGCCGAGGACGCGGGAGATTTCGGGTAGCACGGCCTTGAACAACTCATTTGCCTCCACGCCATCGTTGGCAATCGCCCTGGCTTCCCCGTGCGGCCCGCGCCCCAGGGCGGCTTCCCATCGATGGATTAGGTCGCCGTTGTTGTTGTTGTGCCCATACGGCGGATCCGTCACCACGGCGTCCACGCTCCCCGCCGGCAACTGCGGCAGAATCTCCAGGCAGTTGCCGCAGTAGATCACCGCCCGGCCGTCGCCGAAGATGTCGCAAGCCTCAGTCAACAGCCCGGCTCCCTCCCTGGCGCGGCGCTCGGCTTGAGCGTCGCCATAAACCGCTGTACGTCGGCCAAACAGTCCATCGACCAGATGGTATCGGCAGAGAACACACAGACGTATCCTCGCCATTGGGGATACCACTTGATGAAGCCGAGGACTTCCCCGTGCGCCTTGTTGATAATGTCATATATAGGTTTGCCAGACCAACTGCCAACTTTCTCAAACCTTATGTACTTGGCCATGCCTCTCTCCTCACGCCCGCCCGCCCGCGTCGATCATCGCCCTCATCACCGCCGCCGCGACCTGCGGGACGATACTGTTGCCATAGGCTTTGAGGGCGTCTCTGTTTTGAGCGCGCACCAGTCGGACGGGTAGCCCATCAGCGAGGCCACCCATCGGGAGTTCAAGCAGCCGTGGCGCTTCCCACTCATGCTGCGGCTCTCCGGGGCGTGAAGGCCAACCTCGCCCGCCAGCGTCTTGCCGTGTGTCACTCCGTGGCTCGGTGCATGGTGCGTTGTCCGGTTCTCGTTCTCGCTGGCCCTCGGCGTCGGCCATGTCCGCGCCGCGCTCGTCAGCGTGTCCGGTGTCTCGTGCGCCCCCGTCTGCTCCGAGTCCTCGGCTCTCGGCGTCGGCCACGCCTTCACCTGCCCCGCCAGCAGCAACTCGCCTATCCGTTTCCCGCCCCGGCTCTTGTTCCCGCCCGCCATCGCGTTCGGCGTCTGCCAGTCCTTCACAGCACCGCTCAGGTTCAGGACAGGCTTGTTGTGATTCCCCCGACTGTACTGGTAATCCCCCGTCGCGCTCTTGGCGGTGGGCCACAATCCACACCCTGTTCCGCCTGTGCGGCGCTCCGACCGCCCAAGCACCCACCACTCCTGCCCGGACGGCGTAGCCTGCTTCTTCCAGTTCAGCGCGTACCCGGTCATACCCGCGAGTTCGCAGAGCAGAGACATTCTCCAGGAGCAGAAAAAGCGGTCGTCGTCGGACCCCATGCAGGAGCCGCACAATCTCAAAGAACAGACCGCTCCGGGCGCCGTGCAATCCCGCGCCGCGTCCGGCGCTGCTGATGTCCTGGCAGGGGAATCCCGCCGTCCAGATGTCGAAGTCGTCGGGCAACCTGGCGAGGCGGGCAGCGAGGCCGAATCCGCCGATACCGGCGAACAGGTGGACCTGGCCGGCGGGGATGTCGGCGGGCCGGACTTCCCGCACGTCGCGCTCGTCAACGGTCCCGGCTGGCAATCTTCCATCGACGATTCTCGCTCTCAGCACCCGGCAGCAAAAGCCAGAGATCTCGTTGTAGTAGGCCATGTCCTATGTCAAGTCCCATCGCCCGCGTCGCCCCTGGGCGATCCTGCGGCGCCGGGTTCCGTCAGAAGTCCAGAAATTCCCATTGTTGCTCCACCAGGGCCGTCTCGTACTGTTCGATGATGGCTTTCAGGTTCAACTTGGCGGTCGTCAATCTGCTTCCGTCGCCTTCTGCGCGGTCCTGCAACTCCTGCAAGGCCAGTCCCAGGATGCTGGCCAGGAGCGCGGCCCGCTCGGCGGCGCTCGGCTGCGGCACGGCGGGGCAAGGGGCGGTCATATCATTCCCCTTACCAGCAGGGCCAACTCATTATATTCAAGATTGCCAGAACCAGGAACCAGATAATTAGAAGCAAGGCTATTAGATAAAGCATATCATTCTCCTTCGTAATGGCCACGCTGACGGCCTCGATGCCGAGGTTCATTCCATTGCTTCTTTCACAAGCGCAACGACCATCCTCACCATTCCGGCCAAGGAGAGCATTAAAAGACCAAGGCCGAGACCCGGATTCGTCCCCGGTTGCTCCCGAAAGATTTCACGGAGACCGATGCACCCCGCAGTCGCAACCAGGAGAAACGTAACCCACCAAAGGATGAAGTCTTTCACGTTCTCGCTCCTTCATTTTCCAGCGCCTCGGCCAGCGCCAGGGCGAGGGCCTCGGTGGGGGACTGCCCGTTTTGCGCCACGGCCTTTTGTCCAACTCTGTAATTCACATAACACGTCCAATATCCGTTTCCGCATGTGCGATGAAGCGAGATGCCCCAACTGCGCCGCTGAATCTCGGCGAGCATCTCGGCGCACGTCGGGGCGGGAACGTAGTAGCCGGTTCCGACGGGGGAGATGAATCGTATCACACTCTGCGATTGGTGCCGCAGTTCTCCATCGGCATTGTAGGCATAATCAACCTCCGCGGGTTGCCACACCTTTGCCAGCCGCTTGCACACGGGGAAACTGGGCACGTTCGGGTTGGGCATGGCTCACTCCCTCACGATCTTGGCCGTACGCATCGCGCGCTGGGCCTTCTCGGCCTCGGCCCTGGCGCGCCCAGCGCTCAGATGATGGTTCCCATTCGGCCCCTCGGCCAACACAAGGCCATTGGCCTCCAGGTGCCAATGCCAGCACGCGCCCATCCGGTACATGGCGATGTGCGGCTTCAGTTTGTCAGGCTTGGGCATGGCACGCTCCTTCCCGCCGCCCGGGTCAGTTTATTCCACGATCGCCTCGTATGTCGCCGCGAAGATGTCTGGCTTGCAGGGATAGCGCTCACCCTTGACGGCCGTGATAATCCAGTCGCCGGGGCCCACATGCATGAGCCCTTCGAGCGTGTGAATGTGCGGACCAGTATCACCACCAAGCAACACACACCCACAGATTCCATCGGGCGTGTTGCATACCCCCTTGGGATATGGTCTCTTGTCGGGAAAGAACTGTTCGGCCTCAATCACGACTGGCTTCTTGCGGAACTTCGGCATATTCTGCTCCTTATCTGTGGCCGGGGCCGCGTGGTTCATTTACCGGCCAAGCGCCTGAGTTCTTCGAGGGCGATGCGCTTGATTGTCGCCTCGGTTTCATCATGCCTCAGTGTGATGCGGTCTCCCTGCGGCGTGTAGTGCGTCAGGTCGTACATGCTGGCGATTTCGTGCGCCACCAACGCCGCGCCTTGGGCAATGTCGATTGTGATTTCTTCCACGTTCTCGCTCCTCATCCCGCACCACGCGGGCCAGTTCACTTGTGCCATCTTCCGAATCGCCGCCACGAGGAGTTCCGCTTCGTGCAGGGGTTCCGGTCCGCGCGCTGATTCCTCGGCGGCTACACATCCGACAGGGCCAAGGGTCTCCAACGTCTCTCGGATCATTGCCAATGCGGTCCAAGCGTTTCGCAGGTTGTCCCTAAGCCCTTCCTCGCGGTTGCGCGTGAACTCCTCCAATTGTTGCACAGCCGCCTTCGCCAAGTCTGCGGCGTCTCCAAACCGTCCAGCCGCGTCTCTCAGGCGTTCAGAGGCGTTGGCCATGATTGCTGCCGCCCTCTCCATGCTTCCTGCGGCGCACAGCATTTGACCCGACTCGCTCATGGCATCCTCCTATCTATGGCCGGGGCCGCGAGGACCGCCCCCGCGCGCCCCGGCCGTTGCCGGCAGGCGAGGTCTTCTTTCGCCGCTCGCGCTGGAGCACCCCCGCCTGCCGTTGCACTTAGTCGCTGGCCGGTTCACGATCCTGCATCGGCTGATGGTTCGGGCCACCCGGCAGGAATGGCCCCGCGTCAGCGCCCTCCTTCTTGACGACCCTTTCGGCCATCTTCACGCATGGCCAGATTTCGCACATGGTCTCCGCGCCCTCCTCCTTCAGCGTCCAGATGGTTCTTGCATCGGGCAACTTGGCCGCCTTGCGCAACTTGGCCCATTCGTCGTCAAGCGTCGTGTTCCGATGTTGGGCGATTGCCCGCAGCAAGTCGTACAGGCGCTGGCGCGCGGCAGAAGGTGTGGGGGCAGAGGGTGGCGTGGCCGTCGCTGGCCCGCCGCCGGAGGCTGCGGGAGGGGAACTGACCGCAGGAGTCTCCAACCTGGTCGCCGCCCCCATCACCTTTTTCTCTCCCGGTGTCGAGTCCTGCGCCGGTGCAAGTGCCAGTCGCGTCCGATCAGCCGGCGTCAGCACCGGCGATGCGCCGGCGAACCTGTCTTCGTGCGCAAATGTCAGTTCCACGAGTTTCGCCTTCTCTGCCGAAATCGGCAGGAGCTTGGCGAGTCGCCGGATGGCCGTCTTGCGGCACATCTCGCTGAACCAATCTTGCCACGGACCGTGCGAGGACATGCGCGAGACCTGGCGGACCTTCTTCAGCTCGCCGAGGTTGAGCACCTCGAACTGCACCATACCGTTCGGGTAGTGCGCGATCGCGTAAGCCCCGACGACCTTGGCATCGCTCCGGTCCACGTCCAGGCGCTGGACGTGCTTGAATGTCGGCCTGTCGCCCTTCACGGCCTCGAAGAGTTCGCCTTGGTAGACAACCCCGCTGTCAAGGACCGTCACGTCGGCGGCTCGGCGCACGAGATCCGCCAGTCCGCGGTAGCCGAGCATCAGCGTACATTTGCCCTTGAACGGCACAAGGTAGGCCTGCCCCAGCGCGGGCGTGAAACTCAGGCCGAGTTCCACGGCGTCTCGGACGCTTTGCAGGATGCTGCGGCCGGTGCATCGCAGGAGGTCCGACTGATTCGGCGAACGGTCTACCTGGACGATGGCCGTCTGGATTACCTGTTCCGGCGTCACCGGAGACCATCGCGGCGATGCTTCGCCGATCATCGGTGCGTTCGCCATGAGCAAGGTGCGGAAGTCCTCGATGCTGGCCACGGCCATTTCGAGCGGCCGTTCGTACCTGGCGAGTGCGGTTGTCACTGGCTACCTCCTAGATGATGCCCAATGCGTTGCCGTCGTCATCGTCATCGTCCGAAACGGCGGTCGGTTCCATTGCTGGCGCGGTCTCTGTCCCGGCCCAGCGCGGCAGAATCAACTCCTCGACGTTCTCGCTGTAGGCCGGCCACACGCCAGACTTCTCGCACTCGACGAGGCGGCGCAGGGCCTGCCGGTACTGTTCGCGGCCAATGTCCATCGCGCCTTCGTCGAACTGGTAAACCGCCACGGCGTACGGCGGGTCTTTCTCGATGGCGATGAGACACGGAATCTTGGTATCAGGGAAACCCAAGGCGCGCATCCCGTCGCGGTACATCGCCATTTGGAAGTGATAGCCGAAACGGTAGGCATCGGCCGCGAACGGCCAGGGGGCGGCAGAACGGCAGGTCTTGGCGTCCACAATCAACCGCCGGCCAACCCACCACATATCCATCCGGCTCTTCATCGTGTACCCGGTCTCGGCGTCGGTCCAGATTGCGCAGACTTCGTGTTGCGAGCCTTCGATGCACTCTTGGGCGACGCGATGCGCGTGGACGGCTGCGGCCAGCGTGTGGCAGAGGTCGGCGTGTTCGGTCGTCAGCGTCGGCTTGCCCTGTTCCTCCGCCCATGCCGCGTACTTCTGCGTGTCCGGGCCATAGCACTTCCCCGTATTCGGATTGATCGGCCCGCCGATGGCGTAACGGCTGTCGAATGTCTCCGGTTCGAGCAAGGCGACGTGAACCGCCGTACCGAGTCGCATGGCGGGCGTCTCGACCTTGATCGGGTTTTCGAGTTCCCACTTGTAGTGTGCGGGCGTCCTGGTCCAGAGCGTCCACAGGCGAGACTTGCGGATGGCCGACCACGAGTCGTAGACTGAATACGGTGTTGCCGGATAGATGCCCGGTTCGAGTTCTTTCAAGGTCGCACCTTTCCCCCGTCCATTTCCCCGCTCGCCGTCCCGTCGCCCCAGCGGCTGGGCACGTCGGGCTTGTCATTGCGCCGTTCCAGTTCGCGCTTCACGCGGAGGTCCCAGTCCTGGTCCACTTCGGGCACAGCCGGCGGCGGGTTCGGGCTCATGGCTTCTCGCTCCCTTTCTCCTCGGCCCGCAGGCTGGCCAGGACGCGGCGCACCGTTCCTTCCGCCTCCGCGATGTTGGCGTTGTTTGCCTTCTGATAGGCCGCTTGTGCCTGGTCGATAGTATCGAATGTCCCCAGATATCCAGCACCCCTAAGCCTCGGTTCAAATCCGCGTCCATGTCTTCGGATTCCACGGGGAAGGCCACAGGCCCTTGGCTTTCGGCGGCAAATGTTTCGCTGGTTTAGAAGATGAGTAGCCAATCGGAGATTGCCTCTCCGGTTGTCAAGACCATTGCCATTGACGTGATCCACCTCAAGGACCGACGGCGCATTCAGAATGATGCGGTGCATACGAATGGTCTCCGTTCCGGGTCCATCGGCGCGGCATCGTCGCCGTACTGCGTAGGCACGACCGCGCGCGGCGCTCAGGCGCCACTTCCATTGTTGCAGGTAATTAAAGTCGCCGTCATCCACAAATGTGGTTTTGTCTTGCGTGAGAGGAATTGTCTTCATGGGCGGCATTCCAATTTTAGACTTTGTACAACCGCCCGGAAGCGCGGCCAGAGCAACCGCAGCGGCAGGACGCGCCAGGGCCAGAGGACCCAGCAGAAGAGAACCTGCGTCAGGGTCTCAACCCGGTCCAGGGCTTTGTCGCGTTCGGTCCGGGCCTCGCGCATCGCCGCCTGCGACTGGGCCGCGCCAGCGACCGCCGCCTCACGCTCACGAGAAGTGGTCGTGTAGAGCCTGTCCACACGGACGAAATCGGCGCGTGCCTTCTCATACTCCGCGAGGAGCATCATCACATCGGCCAGATTCAGACTCGCCGCCGCCCTGCCCTTACGCTTGGCCTGCAACTGGTGGCTGGCCTTCCACTCCCTCTGCACGCGCGTCCGAATCGCGGTGATGTCCTGTTCGCTCAGCATGTCAGGTCTCCTTGCGAGGCACGAAATCCTCGAATGGGCTGCACGGACTCGGTCCCGCTTCCAGATAGACGGAGTTTTCCTTGCCTCGCATCACCAGGTCGCCCTCGATGGTCACTGTTATGCCGCGACCGATGTAGAGCGTCCCGCCGGTCGAGAGGATGCTGCCCTTGACGATGACACGCCGCCAAGGGAACGGGTACGAACGGAGCCATTCAATCGTGTCTCGTAGCCAGTTCTTCACGGCGTCAGCTCCCGTTGTGCCCCTGCAATGCTTGCGGTGCGTGCTTTCAGATAGACAACACGGGCTTCTTCCACTGAGGCAAAACTGCCAAGATACTTCCGGTCGTGTCCGATTCTGGCCTGAAACTTATTGCCGTGGGCACTAACACCAACGGGCAATCCCAAGCGCGTTGGCGTTCGACGATGCCCATTTCTCTGATTCAAGGCGTGAGTTGCTAGTCGAAGATTTTCTCGGCGATTGTCTAATCCATCGCCGTTGATGTGATCTGTCTCAAACCCGTCCGGTGCATTAAGAACTTCGCGGTGCATAAGAATGGTTTTGCTTCCCGGCGCATCGGAGAGACAGCGAGATCGTGTCGCGTAGAAGACCGAGTCTGTGAACAATACGCACCATTTCCAGCGACTCAGCCACTCGTAGTCGGCATCATCGACAAGAGCAAATTGGCCTTGAGTAAGTGGGATCGTCTTCATGGTTCTTGCCCACCTGCGGGTGGGGCCTGTCGGCGCACCTGGTAGGCGAGGTCCTGGAGCAGATAGCCGATGGCCATGCGCGGTGCCACGGGCAGTATGCACCCCTTCGGGTGCTGGTCTACAAGGTCGTCTAGTTCGATGATCTTCTGCTCCAGCGCAGCGGCGAGTTCGGCATGGTTCATGGCCTGATGGCTCCTGTCGCGAGGGCCTTGTGCAACATTGCTTCTACCTCAAAGTCATTGACATCGGCGCGGGATCGCCATAGTTTCAATATGTTCCGCAGGGCCGCTTCCATGACAGGAACACCCATAGCAATCCGCTGGTCAGCAGGGCAAATCACACTTGAGGGACGCCACCAGTCGTGTGGTTCCGGCAGCGCCAGCGGGTCGGGGCGCTGGCACTTGGGGCAGAGAACCTCCCCGGCGGCAGTGATTTTCCAGTCGCCTGTGCTTGTGACGACGGCTTGGGCCTCGAAGCGATCAGAAAACCACTCGTGACCGTATCCCGCGCCACACCTTGCACATTCGGCTTGGTACTGGGTTCGCTCTTTCATCGCTCATCCTCCTAAGTAGTGGGCCTGGCGGGTTCCTCCGCCGTCTGATGGTTTTCATGTTAGGTTCCAAGCCGTCGCTCGTCCTCAAATCAAGTCTTTCCGTAGTCCTTCGCCAGTCCGCGCGCCACGGCGTCAGCGGTCTCGCCGCCCGCGAGAAAGTCGGCCTCAAGTTTGTCGAGTTCGTCCAAGCGCGCCTGAGGGATACAGCCGGTTGCCATCGCATGCGCCATTGGGGGGATCGCCCGCCTGGTGATGCACTTCCGGCAGATCAACCCGTCGCCCTCGGCCGGGGGCAGGCGCTGCCATCCACAGTTCAGAACCATCTTCAACAACAGGTCCGGCGGCGAGGTAAACCACTGGCCCTTGCCGCCAAATGCCTCATGGCAAACATCACACACGATTTGCCTTTGCGGCCTCTCAATGAATCCCATGTTCAGCCCCTTTCACTCCAGTCCGCACACCGTCCGCCACCACCACGCCCGCACCCGCCGGTAGAGCGCCCGCCACCTGCCGGTCCTCGCACGGACGATCGGGATTTCACGCATGGCGCACCCTGCCCTCCCACTCAACAGCCATTGACGGGAAACCATCTTCCCCACCATGCTTGACTTCCAATCTGGCATCCTTCCTTGTGCGCCAAAGAGCAATCCCGCCAAGGCTGAACGCATCGCACGATTCACAGAGACTTTCCTTGCGAACCCACTTCCAGCCTTGCCCGACTCCGGGTATTCGATACCGGACCGCCCACCATGTCTTACGGCTCATGGTCACACCCTCCATTGCCCCGCCAGCCCTCAATTTTGCACGCCCTCTGCGTTTTCTGACGCGCGGACCCCTCGCCCTGCCTTCCGCTACGCCAGTTCCTCTAAAAGCACGCTGGAATGGGGGATTTTGTCCCGGTCCATCAGGTCCGGGTACAACCGTTTGGCTCGTGTGGGCCTGCATCCGAAGCGGAACTCCCACAGGTCGCACCCGGTTGCCGGGCACCACTTGACGTTCTTGAACGTCGTGGCGCAGTCCTTACACTTCGCCCGAATGGCCTTCAGCGGCGAGTTGCCGTGATGCTTGGTCATGCCCTGCCCTTCCTCTTCGCCGCCGGCTCTTTCTGCCGCTGGTCCATGTGCCGCAGGATCACCTCCTGCCGCTCGACCGACTCGGCGATGCGCTGGAGGTAGCCCACAGAGAGAACCTGGGCCACGACAGGTGTTGGCTGACATCCCAACACCGGCCATTCCCAAGTACGCCTGCTTTCCTCCACGGCGTTGCTCCGCTCGGTTTTCTTCCCCATGACTTCTCCTCCTCACTTTCCGGTTCCCATCTTCCTTATCACGTTGACCCATCCCGTCGTCTGCTCGTCGCGGTTCTTCCGCGCCAGCGCTCTCGCCGTCAACTCGTCCGGCTTATTGTGCTTACCCCGCCAGTGCCGGCAGTACGAGCAGTCGCCCTGGCCGAGATAGTCGCCGCAAGAGCACCGGGGCGGCAATGTGATCTTGTCCTCATCCTCCTCGTCCTCCTCTGCCGGGTCCGGCTTGGCGTAGCGGCCCGGCCTGCTCTGGTGCGTGTTGCGCGCGTGCGGATGACGGTAAGCTTCAGGCATCGTCATCGCCCTCATCGTCGGGGAACAGTTCGCCATCATGGAGTCGGGCCACCCCATTATCGAAGGGTCGTCTCGTCTCAAAGCCGAGACGTTGCGCACGGGACACGGGCATCAGCTCACCGTCGCGCGTCTGAAACGCCTCCCCATCACGATTCCACAACTTAGCCACAGGTGCACTCCTTGTCATCCCTCGGCGTTCCTGGCCACGGGTTGCCGGGGCCGCAAGAGGGGCGAGAGAATAGCGAGGGCCTCGTCCAGTGCTTCCGCCTTGGCGAGGTGCTCGCCTGCAATTCTCTTGTCCCCGTCCATTCCCGCCATTTGACGGTACATGCGGCAACAGGTCTCAATCTGTTGGATGCGCGACTCCAGTGCCCGCTCAGATTTCCTGTGAGATTTCACCGTTCACTCCTCAAATGGCCCGGCCCCGGTCCCCGCGCACGTCGGGGGGAGTGACGCGGCGGGGATTACGGGTGCCGGGGTGTGCAAGTTCAGGACCGATGGGCCACGCACCGCGCAGGCGCGGGCCGGGAAAATGAGCCAGGGGGATCTTCACCGTGCCTGCACATCGAGCGGGCATACTCGGCGAAGATCGCCTCGGGCTCGAGCGGGGCAAGGTGGCGGGTGAGACATTTGGCACACGGTTGCTGCCGGAGAGACGCGACATAGACCTCGGCCACGCGAGGGCAGCCGGACAGTCTCGCTTTCTGCCAGTGGCCGCACGACATTCGGAGATTGAGCGTGCACATGGGAGGCCCCCTTTCGCCCGTAGGGGTATATCAAAGTATACCAGCGTTTTCATGCGTTGGTTCCGAAATCCAGAGATGGTTGATTGGGTGTCGTAAGAGCCATTATCGGACGTTGCCCGTTGTCTGCCTTTCGTTGGCGTGCGCGAACCCTGTCCAATCCATCCGGCTCGCCGCGATTCTTGTGGCCCTCGACCGTGCGATGACACGAGGGGCAAAGCGAGATCACATCGAGGGGTCTATTATAATCCTCATGATGGTGATGGACCTTGACTCTGCGGCCACAGAGTTCGCAGGAGTCATCCCATACCAGCCGACCGATTTGAATCGCCCACATCATGGCGGACTTCGCCGGGATGGCCCGAGGGTGTTCCGCGCACCAAGTCGCGTGATTCTCCTCTTTCCTTGCCCGGTTTTTCTCAGCCCATCGGGCGGAATTGTATGCTGATCGTTCTGGATGTTCCCGCGTCCACTTGATCGCCACCTTGCGCTGGCAGGCCCGGCAGTTAGATTGCAGGCCGTCCCTGTTGCACTTGCCGTTCCTGCGCGGCTTGTCCTCGGCGAAGTACTCCCGCGTCCGTGGCCAGGGGCGGCCGCACTTGGAGCACTCTTTCATCAAAGGAAGAAGCCCCGTGAGGGCTGGCTCTTTGGCGGGTCCCTGTGATTGGAGGTCCGTCGGAAGCGCAGATTCCTCACGGGGCAATTGCACAAGCGGTTGTCGCATGATGACCTGCATCTGGAACCTCCAATCACGCCTACACTCTACACCGCTTTTGGGCGGAAGCAAGAAAATCCGGCGGGGAATCGCAAAATAGGGGTTTTCGCCCATAAACAGGGGTGTTTTGAGCGCAGACTTTTTTCGGAGGGAGCGGCGAAAGTGCGGGCGAAGGCCGTGCGCGACGACCTATGCAGAATTATCTACCCCAGCAGGCCCGCCGCCAGCATGGCGCTCAGGGCGGTCTTGCCGAGTTCGACAAGTTGCCCGACGACCGTGGCCTCGGCCTCGCCCGCGTCCATCGCGGCTTCGGTCGCCGCGAAGTCCGGGTTGTTCTTGATCCGCTCGACGAGCCGGTCCTGGAGGTCGGGGATCGCGGCCAGGACGGCGCGGTAGGCTTCGCGCCCGTCAGCCAGCCATTCCTCGACGGACTTGCCGGCGGCGGCGCGCAGTAGGACTTCTTTCGGCGTCATGGCTTGACCTCCGGTGCGGGTGCAGGAGCGGGTAGCGGCGCCGGGGCGGGCCGGGCCGCCGGTTTCTTCAGGCTTCGGTCAAACAGTTCTTGGGCGAGGGCCATCGTCTCGCTCCGCCACAACTGCGTCTTGATCGTCAGGGCAGCGGCGCGTTTCAGTAAGTCGATTCGCTCGTCCAGGTTATCGCGCAGGGTGCGTATGGCGTCGGCGTCGGTCGTCAGGCGTTTCCGAATCAGGTCTTGCAGGGCCGTGTGGCCCGCGTAGGTTTCGAGCACCCACTTGGCGTCGAGGGTGGGCCTGCCTTTGATCGTGGTCTCGAACGCGGTATCCAGGGACTTCAAGAGAGCCTCATTCGACTTGTCACGGTCAGCGTAGAGGGAATCGAGGAAGGTCTTGTCGGCGTCCAGTTGCACAACCTCGAACTGCTGGGCGCGTAGGACCGCTTCGGGCACGGCACACCCCAGGCCCAGCAGCGGCAAGAGGAACAGAAGCAGCACCGCCGGCGGTTTGCGTTGCGAGAGGGTTTTCGAGGAATCCTCCCATGCGATCCCGCCGATGACCGCCAGCCCCATCGTGACGATCGCGCCAGCGATGATCGCCGCTTGGTCGGGCGGGATGTTCAGAAACGGGCACACCCACTTGAGCACCACGGCCGTCAAGAGGACGGTCAAGACGCCGACCCAGGCTTTCCTCGATTCGTACAACGCTCGCAGGATTCGCATGTCAGTCTCCTTATTTCCACCAGGCGATCACCGCCGAGACTATCCCGGCCAGTGCCGCTGTCAGAGCCATCAGTGTGATCTGCCAGTGTCGGTGCAGGTGGTTTTTCACGCACTCATGCAGGGCCTTCACTTGCTCGTTGATTGTCACAAGTAGGTCGTGGTCGGTCACGGTTGCGCTCCTGTGGGAACTGCCGATGGATGGGCATGGAACACGATGCTGTTGGCGGCGTTGCCCCCCCCGTCTGCGGTGGCGGCGCACGAATAGGCTTGGATGGGCGTCGTCTGTGCCGGCAGGTTCTTGACTATCAGGACCGCCGCCCCGTTGTCGAACATGCAGCAGGTCGTATGGTCGCACGCGCCGAGGGCCACCGCGTCGAATGTGATGCTCGCCGTTGGGATGATCGCCGCGTTCGTGAGGTGGACCGCCGCGGCCGCGCCGAACACCGGCGAGGCCCCGAGCCGGACGAAACCGCCCAGGTTCAACGTCTTGGCCGCGGCGAGGGTGAGGGTCCGGCACGTCAAGTTCGTCAAGGTCGGCGTCCCGTCCGTGACCGTCACGTCGCGCACGATGGCATCGGAGAGGCTGAACGTGTTGGCCGCCAGGTTGAACTCAAGGTCGAGGTTCGCCGCGCTGCCACCGAGGCTCTGGGCGCCTGCCGTGCCGATGACCCACCTGGCCCCCGCCGTCACGGTCCAGGTGCAGGACGTCATGTTGATCCGCCCGCCGCACACGCTCGTGGCGTTCAGGATGACCGTGCCTGTTCCGGTGATGCCAGCCGCGCCCTCGACCGTGACGTCGGACCCGGCGGCCACGCAACCGAGAGTTCCGCCGTTCAGTACGAGCCCCGCCGCAAACGTGATGGTCGTCGCGGCAGGCACGACGAGGGTTCCTGCGACCGTGGCCGCAAGGGTCACGGTTGCCTGGGACTCAAACTCCAGCAACCCCGTCGGCCCCACGTCGAGGGTTCCTGCGATCCCGCCGATGTTGTTGTGGCGGTAGACGCCCGACGTGACCACCAGTGCCCCGCCTACCGGATAGTCGCACGACACGTCGGCGCCGGCAGAGATCACCAGCACGTCACCGATGGTGGCCGCCCCGCCCTCGCAGTCGATGTAGTCGCCCAACTCGATGATCACGAGGTCCGACGTCACGATGAAACTGAACGCCCCGGCGGCGGGGCGGGTCGTCGTCGGAGCCGTCGCGCTGGCGATGATAATGGTGTCGCCCGCGTGGGCATGCCCGCCCGCGCCCCAGTTCGAGTCGGTCTCGAAATCGGTATTGGTCGTGGCGTTCCACGTTCGGGTAGCCATGTGTCACCCCTCCTACGGCCCGACCCTGATCCCGTAGATGGCGAAGCCCTTGAGATCCGCGCCGCCGGCCCCTGTGATCTGAAGCCCCCCGGCGTCCGCCGTCCGCAGACAGGGCACGGTCCGCTCGTCCTCGGTCGGGATGCGCCCGATGACGAGCCGGTCCAGGGCCGCCACGGGGATGACGCCGGTGAGCGCCACGGCGGCCCCGGCGGGTTTCGTCTCGACCACCATCGACCCCGCTGCGGACGTGCCGCAGACGAGGTAAAAGAGTTCGATGATGTTGTGGCCCGTGGGCTGGCCGGTCAAGGCCGCATGGATCACATCGGTTCCGTTCGCCGCCGCGCTGATGGGGTGGGAGTAGATCTCAAACTCACCGTACGGCCCCATCCGTGTACGCCTCAGAAGTGTGTCGGCCATGAGTTACCCTTTCTCTGCCCATTCGGCTCTGAGTTTTCGTGCCGCCGCCCACCAGTCCCGAGCCGGACGGCCCTTGAACTTCTGGAACAACTCCCGCCGCGCCTCCGCATACGTCCGGGCCTTGGGCTTTCGCGCCCCCTTCTTCTTCATCGGCTGCAACCGCCCCGGTCCCACGCGCATAGACTGCATGAACCGCACGAGGTTGAACGCCTGATCGGTCGGTATCCCTGCCAGACTGGCGGACCCCCGCAGGAGTTTTAGGCTGGCCGAGAACGCCTTGTCACCGCTCGACTTCTCGATGGCCGTCCTCAACCCGACGAGACCCTGGCCGACCCGTTCCGCCGCCGCGACGGGCGGGCTTGAGAACACCTGGACCCCGTAGGCCGACTTCGACCGGATCAGGCGGATGGCTTCCGTGGCCCCGTAGGTGTTGCCCAGGGCGTTCTCTACGAAGTCGCCCGCAACGCCGCCGCGCCCTTCGCCCACCTTCCTGCCGGACAGATACGCCCCACCTATGCCGACCGCCGTGAACCCCGCCGCCACGATTGCCCCGATGGTGAGTTTGTAGAGCAACTTGCTCAGGTCTTTGTCCCGCCGGTACTCGTTGATGGCCCGGAGCATGACCTGGAAGTTTGCGAGTCGGCCCTTCATAAAGGCCGTCACCGCCGCAACCGCCGTACTGAACTTCCCGGCCCTGCCGACCGGGGTGTTGTAGGCCGCGCTCGTCACAGGTGCATCCACCCGGTACATCCACCTCGCGGCCATGTCGCCGGCACGTTGGTAAAGTGCCTCCCCCGTCAACTTGTTTTCGCGCATCAACTGCCGGATCGCAGCCAGGAAATGGACGATGCGGTTCGACTGGTCCACGCGGATCATGCCCCGGCCAGACCAGCCGACGGCCTTCTTGATCCGCCTCCACCAACGATTCGCCCCATGTCCTCGCGGGGCCGCTTCCGCGTAGGAGAGGTATTGTTGCGGGTCGGACTGTTCCGCCCTGAAGCGGATGTCGGACCGGACCCGCCGGAGTATGTCCCACGCCCATTTCCATTTCGAGGGCAGTTCCGCGAGGGCTCCCGCCAAGTCCTCGGCGTGCATAGGTTTCGTGTCGGCCATCGGCAAGATGACGGCCGGTATCTGATTCGCCATCGGCGTCCACTTGAACCCGCCGACCGCCGCGCCCATCGCGTTGTGAAGTGCCCGGCGGAAGAACGGATCGATCTCGGCCTCCTCCAACCTTGTCTGAAACGAGAGGCCGACATCTCCGGCGACGTATCGCAGATGCCTGTCGAGCATCTGCGGCACTTCCCGACCGACCCGCTCACCGAGAAACGCCTGAAGGGTGATCGGCTTTTCGCCATGTGGCACCATCTGCTGCATCAGTATCCAGCCGTCCCGGAGGGTCGGCCCGTAGTTGTTGAACGCGGCATCTTCCCACGCCTCACGGATGATCGTGTTGTCGAAGTCGGCAAAGACCATGCTGACCCCGCGCCCGCCTGGCAACCGTGCGGTATGATGGCCCAGGTGCCTCACGATGTTCGTCGGCGAGGCTGTCGAGAAGTCGGGCACGGCTCGTTGCTTCTCCACCGCCACGTTGTACTGAGTCGGCATCCGCGTGCCCGGAACCTTCTCGATGTGTGTGCCGAAAAGTTGGACGTGAGTGGCATCAGTCTTCTCGTACCTACCCGGCGCGTTGAGAGCGGCGAGACAGGCATCGACGTAGGCGGCACCCTTCGGGTCGGCGGCGGCGAACGCATCGGCCAACTCGTAGGCTTCGGCGGCATTGTTGAAAGAGAAGGCCACCTTGCCGCGCCGGATAGACCATACAGCGGTCGATGGTTCAGGCTGGTCGCTTTCCGTTCTCGCCAACCACTTCCCCATCGCGTCCTCGTCCCTCGAGACCGCATAGACGGTGAGCCAGAAGCGGCGCTCTGCCGTAACTTTCTGCCCGCCGATCTCGAACGTCAACGGGTCGGACTTCCACGCGATGTCTTTCTCGCTGCCAAGGATACCGCCCGTTGCCACCTTGGCGGCATCGTTCATCGGGTCATAGACCGCGTACCAGTCGGCGAAGTGGTGATGCACGACATCCACCCCGACGTTCTTGACGAGCATCGTTTCAAGGACCCCATCTTCCGGTCCCAAGTCGCCCTCGATAACCGTGTCGGGGTAACTGTTGAGGTCCAATGCCCGGTTGGCCACGGACCTGTGCGGGGTTCCGGGCATCGGGCCTTTCGGTTCAACGCCCGCCGGCGGGTTCCAGGTCTCAAGGTCTTTGAGTACCGACCGGGCCGCGTCCTCCGCGTCGGCCATGCCCTGAAGCGTGTAGAGCACGGTCTTGTCCCGGTGCATGTGCCAGCCTTCAACCAGGAACTCCTTGATCTTGAGGAGCCGCGCAACCGCATCCTCCGGCGTTTCTCCGGGTTGCAGTTTCATCAGGTCGCGTTTGAGCGCCGCCAAGACCCGCTCGGCCTCACTCGTCAACGCTTGGTCGGTCGGGTCTTTGGGGTCAAACTCCAACGTCGCCTTGTGAATCTTCATGGCGACGGCCTTCGAGGCATTGATGAGCGCCCGTTGATGATTCTCCGTCAGGTACTTCCACGCCAGTTGCAGAGCATCCGCCAGTTTGTTTTCCGTGATGGCGGTTCTGACTCTGGCGATGAGTTTGCCCCTGATCTCCTTCGGCATCCGCTTGATGACCTTGACGAGCGCGCTTCGGATCTCGTCCTCGGTCTGACGTTTGGCCTTCAGCCGCAGCGACAGACTGGCGATGTTGGCTCTGCCTTCGGCCACGGCCGCACGTCGCGCCATCCGTGCCTGAGACAACTTCGTGGCCGTCGCTTCTTCCTGCGCTTCGGCCCGCAGACGCTCCTTGAGTTGCACGTCCCACACCGCGCCAGTCTTTTCGCGCTCAGCGTCTATGGCCGCTTGTTCGGCCTCGGTCTTGGCTTCAGCCTTGGCCGCGCCCACAGCCCCCTTGACTTCCGCCTTGGCCTGTTTCGTCAAGGCATCGAAGGCTTCCGCCCGGCCCTGGACTTGACCTTTACGGACAACGGCTTCCAACTCCGCGCCCTTGGCAACCCGTTCCTCCGGTTCCGGTTCCGGTTCGGGCGCAGCGGCGGGCGGCGCGGGCGGCTTCGGTGGCGGGGGTAGTTGACCGGCGGCGACCGGCGGCGCTTCCGCCTTCTCGATCTTCTTGGCGGCTGGCGGGGCGGCACGCTGAAGCTGCTTGGCAGGCGGTTGCCCGTACCCGCCCTCACTCGCGGGCCGTCGCACGTTCGCGCGCGCTCGGGCCAGGTCCGCTTCCTGGGCAGCGGCGATTTCGGGGATGGACGACTTGACTTCCGGGCCGGCGCCGCGTGCTTCCATCGCTTTGCGAATGGTCGAACCTGCCCACTTATCATTTACGTATGGAGTCAGGTTTTCAACCGGCGGAACCTTGCCTCTCTGGATGGCATGTACTACGGCATCGCGGTGTTCCTCTCTGTAAACCTTGGTTGCTTCTTCTGCGGACATGACCTCTACGCCTCTTCGGCCCCAAGCGGCCGTCTTCTGGAGAGGCGGGTGTGTAAGGCGCTCGGCCACATACTGCTCAAAAGGCATTGCCCAAGTATCGGGAAGTTCTCCGGTCGTTTGCTTCCACTTGAACAGGGCCTCGTTCAAGGCCGGCTCATCGGCGTACTCGGCCTGTTTGTACGGCGTCGGCGCAGTGGCCGCGCGCACTTTGGGGTACTTGCCCTCTGCCTGTGCTGCAACTCGTTTGGCGGCGGCTTCAGTCTTTATGCCAAAAGCGGCGAGGTCAACCCTGATGCGTGTTCCTGGGCTGGGCGTTCCCACCCCAAGCAAGTCGGGTTCGATGGCGTAGTGGAACCCGTCATGGAAGGTAAGTTTGCCTTCTGCGTTCACGGTGAAGGTCGGATCGATGGCAAACTCCGGCACGGCAGACACCATCTTGCGGATAAATGCCGCAGCCTTTGGGTTTACCACGCCACCAAGCGGCAAGGTCAAATCGGCTGGTTGCTTTGCTCGTTCGCGGAGTTCCGCAAGAATGCCTGACTCGCCCTTCTGCAACTTCTTCGCCGTCGGCCCCTCGCCCTGCGCCGGGGCAGGCGCGGGGGCGGCGAGCCGACCAAGACTGGCCGGATCAAAGACGACAATTTCTGCCGTCTTGCCCGCTTGTTTTACCAACACTCCATCGTATCCCAGGGATTGCAGGAACTGGGTAATGGCAGAGGCGGCTTCTGTCGCTTCAGGCGCAAGGCGACCTTGGGGGCCGAGGGTTTCTGGATCACGTGTGTGTACAGTTACCGGATCACCGTATTCGTCGAACAGCGAAACAGCAATGCGATCTTCGATCTCGTGATACCAGTCCTCAACACCCCTGTACTTGTCTAAATCGAGGACAAATGGTTGTTTCAGTTGGACGTTGAATGTTCCTACAGCATCGCCGTACCGTTTTGCCTCGGCCATGTCCAGCGTCAGATAGACACCTTCACCAAAGTATTGACCGTTCAGAATCTTGGGAGCAAACCCCTTCTTCTGAATAGCCGCCAGTGCCTTTGGCGTGGTTCCGTGGTATGCTATCATCGAAACGGGACCGACAGTAGTTTTCAGGCCGGGCCCCTCGCCCCGCGCCGGTGCAGGCGCGGGGGCAGGAACCCCGCCGACGCCTTCCGTTGGCACTTGGCCCGCATCCGGGGCAGGCGTCGCTCCTGGCGCAACCGGCGGGCCTTCTACCCCCGTCGTAGGGGTAATTGGAACTTCTGCCAGCCCCGCCTCGCCCTCTTTCAGCGTTTCCTTCCAGGTCTTCTGCTCCGGCTGCCCGAACCGCTGGGCGAGGACCATTGCGGCCTGCAAGGGAACGCCTGTCTGCCGGGCGGCCTCCTCGACGCTCATCGCGCCCTTGGCCAGCACCTGGGCGAAGCGCTTGACCTGGGGCAACAGGAGCCCGAGTTCGCTGGCCGCGGCCTTGAGTTGCTTGAGGCTCGGAACGGGAAGGCCGCCGTAGAGCGCCGCGCCCTCTGCCGGCGGTTCAGCCGTGATGAAGTACCGGCGAAACCAGTCGGGGTACTCGCCGCCGTACTCCTGCCGGACGCGCCGCGCGAAGTCGGGCCGGGTCTCACCCGCGCGCGGTTGATGCTCCGGGGCGAGGGCCGCGTACTCGCCCTGAGCGCTCTTGGCTTCGTGGACCTTGAGGGGTTTTCCAATCGCGCCCGGAGGAAGATGAGCAAGCGCCCGGAGGACTCCAAACACAAGACCGACAATTATGCCGCCCGCGCCAGAGGCGAGAACGTTGTCGAAAAAGCCCCTGTTATTATCATATAGAGCACGGGCGATGGTGTTCTGCCCTGTCTTCAGGAGAGTGCCGAAGATACCCCACTTGACTCCTTCGCTTCCGATGTTGGCCGCGTTCTTCAAGACGTTCGCCATACCCGCCTTCGCAGAACCACTCAACGGTTTCAGGACGCCAAGAGCCCATGCGGTGGCCGCGTCCCATCCTCCGTTTGCGAGCCCCGCCTGCCAGCGAACGTTCTCATCAAGTGTATACTGCGCAGCGTCGTCGTACCCTGCTCCGAACCCAGCAAGACCGACAACCGGGTAGATCAATGGACCTGACAGTAAGATGCCGCCGACCCCGCCGGTCTCATTCAAGACCTTCGTTACAGTCGGCAGATCAGGCAAGCCCTGGATCCTTTTCTTACGTCGCGTCTCGAACTCCTCTGTCCATGATCGCGCCGCCTCACTTGCTCCCGCAAGGCGGGTGATCCCTTCAACAACAGGTTCGACAACCCGCGACTCGAAGCCGTGCATGAGTTCAAAACCAGTGCCGACCGCGCGCTCGGGCAGGGTTGTGCCAAGTTGCGACGCTTCGGGCAGCGGGAGAGGCTCCGTAGACGGCGCAGGAATGGCCTCTTGCGGGAACGCCGCCCGAAGCGCCCCCTGGCCTGTTGCCGCCAACGTCTGACTGAGCAACCCGCCTTCGCCGGGGAACCGGCGCGGGCGTGTCCTGCCCGGTTCAGTCGCCGCCAGAATCTCTGCGATCTCACCCACGTGCTTGACATTCTCCGAATCTGGTGTATCCTTCCCTCGATCTTGAGGAGGAACTGATCATGGAATTCTTCATTGTCGTATTCTTGGTCATCGTCGCCGTGGCGTGTATTGCGGCACTTCGGGTCTTCCTTGCTTGGTGCCGAGTTACGCGCAACCGGCTCAGTAGTCAGGTCCCAAAGCCTGGGCCAGCCGCCTCAAAGTCGGATCCTGGGGGTTCGCGCGGAACGCCCGCTTGAACTCCTGCAGGAGCTCAGGTACGGCCCTCACCGCCCCGGCCTTCCCTGCCGCCGGTTTCGCGGCTGGCGCGGGTACCCCCCCTGCACCGGCCATGAGCGGCGAGCGGCTCGGGACACCCGGCGGGGCCGCAACCGGACGGGCCGGCGGCTTTACCCTGCCCTGCCCGCCGCCCCAGAGAGTACGGGCAACCCACGGAATGGCGCCCTGTTCCGGGTAAGGTTCTTCGCGCCCGGTGACTTCCGAGAGAAGCCCCGCCCGAGACTCCGGTTCCAGGTTTTCCGCCGTCGCCAGAATCCCGGCGGCCTCCGTGCGGCGCATGACGTCTGCCATCGCCTGCCGGTCCTCCGGCGTCAGGAACCCCAGAAGCTGCGGCATCATCTCCGGATGTTTCTGTAGGTGCTCCCGAATGAAGACGGATTGGGCCACCCGATCGCCGGCCGACTGAGCTTCGGCGTCCGCGGCCACCTTCTGGGCCTCCGCGGACATGATGGCCGCCTGCCCGGTCTTTTCCATCCCAGCCCCCTGCTTGGCCGCACCAGCACCCGTACCGCGATAGTAGGCACTTTGGCCCCTGAGCAGTTTGCTTTGACTGCCGATAAGGCCCGTCTGTGCCCTCGCCCGGGGTCCGGCTTCCGCCCCTGCCGCCGTGAACCCGGCGATGTCGGCGGCCGTCTTGGACGGCGCGACCGCCTCGCCGTAGAGGTTCGCGCGGGTCGCCTCTCCCGCCCCGAGTGCCAGTCCAGCCCCCGCCAGTTTCTCGCGGGCCGGAAGTAGGCGCCTCTCCCCCTGGACTTCGCCGGTCTCCAAGCCGATCTGTTCGCCGTAGAGACCCTCTTGGGCGGCGGCGTTCCGCAGACGGCGTGTGCCCGCGACCACTTCGGGTGACGTTGACCGTTCGCCGAAGCCGGAGTGGGGATTCGCCGCCTCGACCCGCGAGGTCAAGCCGACCTGAGTTTGGTGCTGGCGCTCGCGGAAGAGGTCGCCCGGCAACGTGCCCGGCGACATCAGGCCCCCGGCAGGCGCGGCCTCGTTCTGCTGCGTGACCGGGTTCCACACCACCCGCTTCCGGCGTTCGAGTAGCATCCTGCGCCTCGTCTTTCTGTTACGTTGGCCCTATCGTCGGCACCACGTCCAGATCGGCCTTCGCCAAGAGGATCGGGCCGGTCACGGCCGTGGTGTCCCACAATTCGTAGGACAGCCGTTCGGTGACCAAAGTGAGCGCCGCCGTGAAGTGGATGACGAACCCGCCGCCCGTCCCGCCCGCGATCGTGATCTCCGTCGCGTCGGTCGAAACGAAGTCGAACACGATCGTGGCCCCGCGCATGGCCTTGAACCGCAGCGTCTTGCCGACAAGGCTGATGGGCGTGCCGCCTTCGTCCGAGAGGACGAGCGACAGGTCGGTGTGGGCGTACTGGGCGATGGTGATCGGTTGGACCGTGCCGCCCGTCAAAGTGTAGGTCGCAACCGCGCCGCCCACGCGGGTCACGAGCGCCGCCGCCAGGGAGGTCTTGATGCTCAGGATGTCCGCCAGGGCCGGGTTCACGATAAAGACCTGATCGTTCGTCGCCACGCTCGCGCTGAACGCCTCGGTGGTGAACAGGCCCGTCGCCGTCGTGTACCCGGTGATCTTCCGCATCTCACCCTGGGGCGGGGCCCCGGTTCCGCCGTTGTCGCGGAACACGTAGGCATACCAGGGCGAGGTCGCATCAACGAAGCATCCTGCCCCGAAGCCGGCCATCGTCCCGACGGTGAAACTCACGCCCGGAACGTCGGCGGTGACGGTGCCTCCGAATATCCAACCCCTTCCGGCAACGATGGAGTCGATGAGCAAGTCAAGGCGGCCGCCGTCAATCAGGTCGGTCAAGGCGCCGAGCCGGGCATCCGTGATCTTCGTCGTGGTGGGCAGACCACCTGCAGCATCCGGCGCGATGGCTGGAAGGGCCAGTTGCACCCTCGTCAGCGCCGCTGTGATATCACCCGCCCCGCCGGCCTTGGCCAGCAAGTAGGTATCGCCGGTCTGGTTGAGGCCAAGACAAGTCAGGGTCGGTGCGGCCACGTCGAAGAACTTGATGAATGCCCCGGCGAGTTGGCCGGCGGTTTCGGTTAAGGCCGTCCCGTGAATGTACGTCAGATCGGCGCTGGCGTTGCCGTTGGCATCTATGGCGACGGGCGCCATGTCGAACAGGTAGCAGGTGGTTCGTACGGTATCATCGGCCGCGTTTGGACTTAGAACCTTGACGATGACTTCCTGGGCTGCTGGGACAGGAAAAGGCGCGGTCCACACAGCGGCGCGGGTTGCAGTCGAGAACGTGACGACCTGCGGATTCGGTTCAACCGTCTGGCCACCGACCGTGATGGTCAACTCGAAGTCACCACCGGTCCCGTCCAGTGGATCGCCAGCATCTCCAAGGACGAGATACGCAGCGCACATGACGTGGTTGGTGGCGTGCGGCGTATGAGTCAGAACCGTGATCGCGGCCGTCTTCAAGTCGCGGACGGCGTTCTCGCTGTCCAGTAGGAGTATCGCCATGACTACCTCCAGACGAATCCGCTGTCCCACGCACCGATGGGGACGGGAGCCCCACCGCCGGCGTAAGTGCCTGCCGTGGTGTTGTCATACCCATAATGGGCCGTGTCACGAACGAGGGCCGGATCGTCGGTGAACGGAGCACCGTCGTTCGGTGGATAGAACTTTCCAGCCGCACCCCCTGTGTACCTGTCGTGACCAAGGAGTACAAAGTCCTCCAATACAACTTGGTCTATTTCAACCCAGAGAGCCAAGTTGTGTCCACCAATGCTGACATTGGCCGGACCGAAGTGAGCCGTGTTAAGAACTGCGTTTGCGTCCGCAACACCAGGGAGACTATCAAAGTTTGGCGGATAGTAGTCGCCCACGCTTGGCGACACGCCATTCGGCACATCCAGGAGCACGTCTGCATTGGCCGCAGCGACCCAAGTACCCGACCTGGCGTTCGCTGCCCCGAAGGTTGCCGTGCTGAGTACAAAGGCCGCAGCGGCGGCCTCGGTGATGTCCGCGTCTGCCACGTTGGGCCAGGACAGGTTGCCCGTGGTGGATCCGCACACCACGCCGAGGAGCATCTCTCCAGCGGCGGGTTCCGCTCCGTGCTTCGTGTTGGGCACGGCAATCGGGCCTGAACCGCGATACCAGTCCATGTAATCGGACTTGTCGCCGAGTTCCCAAACCGGGGCACGGCCCTCATAAGCCATGCCGGTTATCTGGTTGTGGAAATTGACGTTGGTCAACTTCACGATGCCGGTGCTCGTCGTCAGGTTGACAAAGCCGGCGGCGCGGTTGCCTCCGACGCCGGCCCACACGTCGCAATTCTTGAGCCAGAACGTCCCGCCGCTATGGCTTATGTAGAAGCAGAATCGAGTATCTGCGATGCCGCCGATTGAATAGTCGGCGGTCATGGTGCAGATATGATCTGCCGGTCCAGCCCCGGAGGTCTTGATCAGGCCGCCGCTCAGACTACCTGCTATGAGGTTGCTTGTATTGATTGCCGATCCGGGATCGTGATGAATGGCGTCGGTCATCACTATGGAGAACTGGCCGGCGTTTCTGACGGGGGTGGCGGCGGTGTCCCAGGAATCGAGTTCGACGGTTCCGCTGGCCGGGATGGGCGTCTCGTCCATCGTCACGACCGCCCCGTTCGCGCTCGCCACGTCGCCGCCGGCGGGTTTGGCCTCGTTGAAGAGGACGTAACGGGCGGAAGCGCTGTTGGCCGGACCCGCTTCGACGGTTGTGATAGTCGTGTCCGTGTTGGAGGCAATCGTGCAAAGCACGGCAGTGGTGGTACGGATTTCAATATACTTGCCCGTCAGGTCCGTCGAGGGCGGCCACGTGGGGGTCGCGGGCGTCAGAACCTTGCTCGTCCAGTCCGCCCCCGTGACGATCTGGCCCCAGGTCGAGACCGACCAGTTCATCGCAATGCCGGTGATGGCATACTTATTGGCCATTAGAGTGCCTTGCCCTCCGGCGGCTTAAAACGCAATCGAGAGTCCTCAGCCAGTCTCGCCGCCGTAGCCGCCGCCACGATCTCGCGCCGCTTCTCGGCATCCACAACGCGAGGCGGGTCGGGGTGGTCGGCGGTGCGGACCGTGAAACAACCCAGGTACTCGTGATGAACCTCGATATCCCATTCGCCGTTTTCTGCCTCGACCTCGCGCGTGATCTCCGCCGGAGCGTAGTACGCCGCCAGCGCCGCCTTTTCCTCGGCGGCGTCCCATTCCTTGGGCAATTTCTTGGCGTCAACCCCCGCCATGACCGCGAGTTCATCGAGCGTCAGGGACTCGGCCTTCGCCGCATCGGTTCCTGCGGCAAGGGCGGCCTTCAGAATGATCTCGGTGTACTGGCTCATATCTCACTCCGTCACTCCGCCACTGCGTCACTCGCCCCATGCCGCCTCACCGCTGCTACATCCCCGCCTTGATCGCCTTCACCGCGTCCTGGCTCGACGCATCCTGCTCGGCCTGCATCGAGGCATTGAACAGGCCGCGCAGCGACACCTTCTGCTCAGCCGACAGATCCGCCCGCGCGTCGACGGCATCCTTGAATCGCTGGCCGCCGCTCACGGTCTCCACCAGCGGCTTGACGACGGCGGCCTCTTTCATCCGGCCGATGCCGCTCTCGAC